ATGCAGAAGGTAATAATACAACAGCTTCAGGTAATTATGGTTCACATGCAGAAGGTAATAATACAACAGCTTCAGGTAATTATGGTTCACATGCAGAAGGTAGTGGTACAACTGCTTCAGGTGTTAATTCTCATGCTGAAGGTGATTGTACAACTGCTTCAGGTGCTAGTTCTCATGCAGAAGGGTATGGAAGTAAAGCTTCTTCTCAATTTCAACACGTACAAGGTAAATATAATATTGAAGACAAATATCGTAAATATGCTCATATAGTAGGTAATGGTGTTGGTGATGCTAAAAGGTCAAATGCTCACACATTAGACTGGCAAGGTAATGCTTGGTATGCAGGTAAATTAACTGTAAGTAAAGATCCAACTGAAAATATGGATGTTGTTACTAAAAAATATATGGATGATAATTTAAGCAATATGTTTGCATTTAATGAAGCTGGTGAATTAGTTGTAACAATAAATGGAGTTAGTAAAATATTTGTGCCAAAACCATAATAGAAAATAAAGAGGTGGTATAATAATGAAAACTAAAAATGGCTTTACATTATTGGAAAGTCAAAAAGATGTTAAAAATTGGTTGGCAAAACAACACGTAAGCAGAACAATAACAAAATTACAAGTACATCATATGGATATGCCAAGTTATTCAACATGGGAAAAAACTGATAAAAAAGTATTTTCCGAACCACATTTTGGACGTACTGAGTCCTTGGATTCTTACGGTAAAAGCAAGTGGCATGATAGTGATGGACATGGACATTATATTGCACAACACTTCAACGTATTCCCAGACGGTAAAATAACAACTGGACGTAATTTAAACTCCACTCCAATTGGTATTAAAAAATGGAATGAGAATGCCATATGTATTGAGATTTATGGATGTTTTGACAAAGGTCATGATAAAATGACTGCTGCACAAAAGAAAGCAGTAATATATCTATATGGCGAATTATGTAAGAGATTCCATATTCCAGTAAACACTACACACATAAGACCGCACTGTTGGTTTACTGCTGGTGGAACTTACTTAGGAAAATATAGTGCTAGTAGAAGTGCGAAAACTTGTCCAGGTACTGCATTTTGGGGTTATGGATGCTCACCTAAAGGCTTTGCTCATTTTATAAACGATGTAAAGAAATATGTAAATGGCAAAGAAGAACCTAAAAAAGAAGAATCCAAACCTGATACTAAATTTAAAGAATATATAGCACGTTGCACTACTAACGGACTTAATTGTAGAAAAGGACCTGGAGTAAAATATGACGTAGTTGATACAATAGATAAAGGAGTAGCAATAACAATAGTTGAAGAAAAAGAAGTTGATGGCGGTACTTGGTGTAGAGGAAAAGCTGACTACTGGGTAAATAAAAAATATTTAGAATTTGTTAGATACGTATAAATTTATAAGAATTCCTACATAATAAATGTAGGAATTTTTTTTATTTAAAATACTTGATTAATTATATGAGTAGTGATATAATTATCTTAATAAAAGATAAAAGAGGAGTTGTTAATAATGAGAGATTTAAAATTTGGTGTTGAAATTGAGTTCTTTGGTGCAAACTATGTAACAGTTATAGAAAAACTTAGAGCAGCAGGTATATCAGTAGCAGATTTTAGTGGATATACTCATAAAGTTATACCTCAATGGAAACTTACAACAGATGCAAGTGTTACTTCACAAGATACTGGATTATATAGAGGCTTAGAACTTGTAAGTCCGATACTATACGGAGATGAAGGTTTAGACGAACTTCAAAAAGTATATGAAGTATTAAATAGTTGTGGAGCTAAAGTGGATAAAACTTGTGGTACTCATGTACATTTTGATATAGCTGATTTTACAGTGCAAAACTGTAAGAACTTTTTAAACTTATACTATAATTATCAAAATGTTATAAATTACTTAGTACTACCTAGTAGACGTAGAAATGAGTACTGTAAACCTCTTAGAAAAGATGATTTAGTAAAGATTAATCAAGACTGGGTAACAAGTATAAGTGATATATCATATCTACTAAGTACAAGATATCGCAAGGTAAACCTACGAAGTTATATAAAATACGGGACAATAGAAATAAGACAACATGGAGGAACAACTGAGTTCGATAAAATGGAAGCTTGGATAATATTAATGTATCAATTATTAGACAATGCTAAAAGCGAAGAAAAAATAGATTTATTATGTAGACCATACACAGTAACACAAAAGAATTTGAACCGATTATTAAAAACAACGAACTTAGATAATACTTGTATAGGTGATTACCTAACAACAAGATTTAATAACTTTAAGGAGGTGGCATAATATGTTAACATTAGAACAATATAGAGATATATGCAAGGTAAAGGACGGAAGTCCTTTTACCTGCAACATAAATATAAATACTTACATAAATGGTGTAAGATTTAGATTGGCTCAATGGTATGGCATACCTGAGGAACAAATATCAGATGAGTTCATATATAAATTTTTAAAAACTTTGGATAAAACAGGTGAATAATTATGTAAGTAGCAGTATAATATAATTAATAAAAGATAAATAAAAAGAAAAAAGGGGTTGTTATTAATGAGAAAAAGCATAGAAGCTATAAAAGGAGATAAATTACAAAACATAAGAAATAATCAAATATATACAGTGGCAGATGTTTGTGGTGAGTCACTAGTTTTAACAGATGAGAATGGCGTTAGTAAAATAAACAAATTAGCTACAATAAAAAGATGGTTTAAAATGTATGAAGAATATGTCGCTCCAGTAGTAGAAGAAAAAATAGATGAATATAGAACTAGAAATGACCGTCGTGCATTACCTCCACAAAGAGGTATTGAAGTTAATAAAGATGATGTAAATACAGTCATAACTAATAATGGATGCTTCCCTAGCCAAAAGAAGGAATATCTAGGAGTATATAAAGAAGGTCAACGTGGAGCAATATGTATGATAAGATTTAGTAAAAAAGGTAATATGCACATAGACATGAAACCTAGCGTATATGAAAAATTAGACTCAAATTATAGATACACATTAGAAACTAGATATGACACTGGTATATATGATAAAACTAGAGGATACTTTAGAATAAGTGGAGTAAATGATTTAGAAGTATTACAAAATGTAATAATAGCTGGAACAATATAGGGGAGAAAACTCCCCTAACTTTATTGGAGGTGCGATATGAAATTAAAAATTGACAAAGGAATTAAATTTAGGGGTAGCTCCTTGTTTGTAAAAATGAGTAGAGATGAGTTGGAGTATTTAGATGTCATTAAGTCCTTCAACTCGTATTACCATAAAAGTAAAAATATGTGGGAATTACCCAAAGTGGCATTTAAAACTATACTAGATAAGTGTAGTAATTGTGCTATTGATATAATTGGTAAAATACCTAAAGAGTTTGAAGATTATTTAAAATTATTAGACAACTACGATAAACCACTAGCTGAATATCAGAGTAAAACTGTACCGTATAGTTATCAGATGGAAAGTTTTTTATATTCTAAAGACCACACTAAATTTCTTTTAGCAGATGAACAAGGACTTGGTAAGACCAAACAAGCCTTGGATATTGCGGTGAGTAAAAAAGAACAGATGAAACATTGTTTGATTGTGTGTGGAGTTAATGAGTTGAAGTGGAACTGGGTACATGAAGTAGCAGTGCATACCAACGAACGTGCTCATATATTAGGATTTAAAGACGGTAAAATTGGAAGTGTTCATGATAGATTATTAGACCTACAAAGTAAACATGATGAATTCTTCCTTGTAACTAATATTGAGACCTTAAGAGATGCTAAAATACAAGAGTACATTAAAATATTGTGTACGTGTGGAGTAATAGGTATGACTATTATAGATGAGATACATAAATGCAAGAACTCTACTAGTATGCAAGGTAAGGCCATTCATTGTTGCTGCACATATTATAAGTTAGCATTAACTGGAACGCCGATAATGAATGCTGCTATAGACCTATACAATGTACTAAAATGGCTAGAAGTTGAGAATCACAGTTTAACTCAGTTCAAGAATCATTATTGTATCATGGGTGGATTTGGAGGATATCAAATAGTTGGATATAAACATCTCGATGAATTACAGAGTAGACTAGACAAATATATGTTGAGAAGGAAAAAAGAAGATGTATTAGATTTACCACCTAAGATTTATACTAATGAAATATTAGAAATGGATATAGGTCAGACTAAAATATATAAAGAAGTAGAGCAGACTATACAAGAGAACATTGATAAGATACTCCTACTACCAAATCCATTAACTGCACTAATACGTTTGAGACAGGCTACTGGCAATCCATATATTCTGACTACTCATAAAGTAAACAATGTCAAATATAAACGTATGGAAGAATTAGTTGAGGAAGTAGTTAACAATGGAGGTAAAGTTATCATTTTTAGTAACTGGTCAAAAGTAATTGAACCTGCCGCTCAACTACTAGAAAAGTACAATCCAGCTTGTATAACGTCTGAGGTCAAGAACAAGGATGAAGTACTAAGGGAGTTCAAAGAAAACGCTGATTGCCATGTTATATTAGGTACAATCGGCTGTCTAGGTACTGGTTTTACTTTAAATGAAGCTAATACAGTAATATTTTTAGATGAGCCTTGGACGAGTGCTGATAAACAACAAGCTGAGGACAGATGTCACAGAATAGGAACAAAAGGTACAGTTAATATAATTACTCTAATATGTAAGGATACTATAGATGAAAAAGTACATAATATAGTTAATAGTAAACAAGAATTATCAAGTAAAGTAGTTGATAATAAAAAATTATTTAAAGAGATTATGGAGGGATAGATATGAAAATAATAGATGGAAAGATGTATTATAGTCTTACTGAGATTGGAGCCATTATTGGTAGAACAAAAGCTACCATATTAAGATGGTATGAATATGAAGAAATGTTACCCGAAGAACAACGTACATTACCTGAATACATAACATTAGGAGAACAACATGCTAAATATTTTGCTGCACATGATGTTGATACTTTTGTAAACTTTATGAAGAAAACTAAAAGAGGCACTATGAAAAATGTCAGTGATAAATACAATGGCAACTTAGTAAATAATAGATAAATTCTATACTATATATAGTGATATGACCTCATATGACCTACTTAAAATAGGTTTTATAGGGCTCATAGATTAATTACTTAAGGAGGGTAAAAAATGAAGGAATTAAGGGTTTTATTAGCTGAACTGGCTGAGATAAAAGAACTGAATAAAAAGAATAAAGAGCGTGAAAATAACTTAATTAAGAGTACTAAAACTATGTTAGATGAGCAAGGAATTACTAAAGGTGAATATGATGGCATAAAAGTTTCTTATACTACTAATACTAAAAGTGAATTAGATGATGATACACTTATTCAGATATTACTAAATATGGCACAAGAAAAACCTGAGATAATGGATTGTCTAGTGCCAACATATACTATAGATGAAGATAAGCTGGAAGAATTAATGTATGGTGGAATAATAAGTACAGATGACATAGCACCTGCATATAGAGAGAAACAATATAAAACATTAAGAGTAAAGAGGGTGAAATAATGGCACTTCCTGGATTCAATGTAAAAAAAGTACCTACTGTACAAAATAAAATAATAGAAGAAATTGTAGACTATCTTAATAAACAAGCTGGAACTAAATATAAATATGATGCTAAAAATACTGTCAAATACATCTCAGCTCGTTTAAAAGAAGGTTACACAATAGAGGACTTTAAATATGTAATAGACGTTAAAGTTGCTGAGTGGGAAGGAACTAATATGGAAATGTATATTAGACCACAAACTTTATTCAGTAATAAAATGGAAAACTATGTCAATCAACCAATGCCACGTAGTAACCGTGCTAGTTATCAAGTTGAGAATGATTATAAACATGACACAACTAATAGAAGGATTTAATCCTTCTATTTTTTTTATACTCAAGTTAGTAAAACGAACAAATTTTCTATACTATATAAAAAACCTTTTTTAAGGTGAAAAAAATTTAAAATTTTTTAAATTTGGAGTTAGTAAAATCGACTTTTTTACTATACTATATATAAATAAATAAATTAGTTAGACTGAAAATAAATAAAGAATCGGTCGGTGGAAGATTATTATGCACCGAAAGTGCATAATTCTCTCAACTAAAAAAGGAGGAATTTATATGATAAGTACTAATAATTATTTAGTAGTTACACCTGACAATTATTTTTTATGTAATGATATTAGACATATTATTAATACTATCAAGCATTATTGTTTTAGATTAAATGCTACTCAATTAAAAAGTTTTAATAGTTGTATTAGAACACATATTAAAAATGATAATTTTAGAGAACCACTTAAAAAGGGAGGAACTAGAAATAAGTTTATAATTAAAGATAATATATATGTAATAAAATTAGATAAAGAAGAAATAAAATTATTTTTTAGTTAGTAAACTGCACAGTTTTTCTATACTATATATGTAACTTATTTTATTAAATTATTTTTATATTATTTTAATTTTTATTATTTTCTTATATGACCCAATAGTGTATAATAAGAGAGTAGGTGATTAACTTCATATAACCAACTAATAAGAAATTATTAACAATCCCCATATACATCCCAGTGGCTTGGTAACCCACTGGGATTTTTTTTATTTAAACTAGTTAGTAAATTTTAACATTTTTATATACTATATGTGTAACACAAGATAAATAAAATTTGAGGAGTGATTTATATGAGATTAAATTTAACAAATAACAAAGAGGATAGACAACTTGTATTGGCTAAGGAACAAGAGGGGAAAATAAATTTAGTTAACTTACTTAAGAAGTATGGGGAAGTAGTAGACTATATGACTGAACCAATGGTAGCTAATTTTTATGGGGTAAGTAAAAAATGTTTAAATCAAATAGGATGTAGAAATGCCAATGAATTAAGTAATTATGGTTATAGGGCTTATAGAAAAAATGAAGTTGAAAAACTTCTAAAACTACAAGATGTAGTTTTAGAAAATATACCAAATAGAGGATTAAGATTATATCCAATTAAAGCTGTAATAGTAGTAGGTATGATGTTAACTGATAGTCCAGTTGCTGAACAATTAAGAAGTGATATAATGGATATATTATTTGGTAATGAAGTTGCCATACCAACTGAGAGCACTATTAGAAATGTAGTTAGCACTGAATTAGATAAAAGAGTTCCACAATTAGTTGGTTGTAAAGATGCTCAAGTAAAAGCGATTGTTAAAAGTGTAAAAGGTAATTTAAGAATTAAAAGTAAAAAACAAAACTATGCAGATTATGAAACTGTAATGGCATGGCTATTAGGTAAATATGGTGTATATAAACTAGAGGATATACCATTTAGTGATGACTTATTTGTTGATATAAAAAACTTCATCATAAAATTACAAGCAGTTGATAATAGACAAAAAAGATTATTTTAGTAGTTAGTAAAACAATGATTTTTTCTATACTATATATGTAAGGAATATGTGAAACCTCTTTACATACTCAACCCTTAATATCTATTTGTTTTTTACCTCGATACCTCCCCGCTTTGGTATCGAGGGTTTTTTTTTATGTTAGTAAAAATGTATTTTTTACTATACTATAGATAAAAGGAGGTTTTACATATGTATGATGTAAAAGAATTTAAATTTATTAAAGATAAATGTTGGTTCAGAACTAACTGCCCTATGTATGGCACAAAAGATTGTAATTGTAGCTGTAGTGTATATTTTCAATATTATTATTTAGTTAACTTAGCTAATATACCACCAAATAAACAACAGCCTGAAGACTTGAAGTTGAGTGCAGGTAATGATATTAAAAAGTATGAGTATCTTAATAGTATAAAAGAAAATATCAATGACTTTGTACATGATGGATGTAACTTGTATCTATATAGTCCTTACTTTGGTAATGGGAAGACTACGTGGGCAATAAAGTTGATGAGTAAATATTTTAGTAACATTTGGAATGGTAATGGCACTCGTTGTAGAGGACTATTTATCAATGTAGATGAATTTCTAATGGCCAAAAGAAATGCGATAAAACGACCTGATATAAGACTGGAAGAAATGGAGAAATTAATCCCAACTGTAGACTTAATAGTGTGGGATGACATAGGAGTAACTAAGTTAAAAGAATATGACCATCAAATATTATTCAGCTTAATCAATCCACGTATAGTCAATAACAAAGCTAACATATTTACAAGTAATGTTATTGATGAGCAATTGGACGATAATATTGGGGGTAGATTGTCGAGTAGAATATTAGATACAAGCACGATAGTTGAATTCACTAACAAAACACAAAGGAAACCAAAAGGGGTGAGAATATAATGGTACAGTTACAAGCTATAAATGATATTCTAAATAATAATAATTTAGATGCGTATACGAGTCAAGGGATAACAAAAGAGTACTTTAAAGACTATCAAGATGAGTTTGATTTTATATGTACTCACTTTAGAACTTATGGAAAAGTACCTGACTGGGAAACATTCATGGGAAAATTTCCTGACTTTGATGTTGTTGAAGTATTAGAGCCATTAAAATATATTATCTACAATCTTAAAGAAAATTATCTATTTGACCAGGGAGTGGCACTATTTCAAGCTAGTGGTGATGTATTAGAACAGAATGCCTTTGATGGCTTACAACATATAGTCACAAGAGCACAACGACTACTTGACCAAACTGTTCAGAGTAATGGAGTAAATATTAACAATATGGTTGATGAGAAAATAAAGGACTTAGAGAATAAACGTGCTAAAGGTGGTATGTTAGGAATTGGAAGTGGCTTACCTGAACTAGATAAGATACTTAATGGATGGCTGCCAGGTGAAGAACTAGTAACTATAGTTGGTAGAGTCAACCAAGGTAAATCTTGGTTATTACAAAAGTTTCTAACAGAGGCAAATAAACAACATAAAAAAGTATTACATTATAGTGGTGAGATGGGAGTATTACAAGTAGCATATAGAAATGATACTTTAGGTATGAACTACACAAACTCTCAATTAATGAGAGGGACAATAGCAGATGGAGATTATACTCAATATATTAATGACTTAGAGAACAATAAAGAATTACCTCCATATATAGTAGTAACACCAGTAGACTTTGGAGGTAAAATGTTAACAGTGAGCAAACTACGTGCTCTTATAAAAGAGTATAAACCAGACATAGTTGGTATTGACCAAATATCATTAATGGAAGATGAGAGACGCTTAAAGGGAGACCAAACAAGAACTCAGTACACACATATTGCTCAAGATTTATTTAATATGAGTACTGAATTTAGTATTCCAATTATAGTCGATGCTCAAGCTAACAGAAATAAAGCTGATATGGCCAAACCTGAGAATCCTGAATTAGCAGACATAGGCGAGAGTGATGGTATTGCTCAGAATAGTAGTAGGGTTATATCTCTTGTGCAGACTAAAGCGGGATTGAGTCTTAAGATAACAAAGAATAGATATGGAGAAAATAATAAACAACTATTATATGTGTGGGATATCGACAACGGTATATTTTCCTTTGTGACTGAACAACTGGAAGATGGAGCTGAGATTGAGCCACAATTACCACTTAGAAATAATAATAAAATAAATGACGTTACTGATGTTTTCTAGTTAGTAAAATGGCACTTTTTTCTATACTATATATGTAGAGGAAATGTGGAGGCACATTCCTTTACTTCATAATATAACTCCCCTTTTTTACCCTGGCATTGGAGCGGACAATGTCAGGGGTTTTTCTTTTTTAAATTGTTAGTTAGTAAATTCTAAAAATATAATATAATATATTTAAAGGAGTTGATTATATGTTAACTGGTAGAAAAATAAGAGAAATGGAAATAGAAAAAGATTTAGTAAGAGAATTAAAATGGCTGATAAATAAAGCAGTGGACGAAGGGGACTTAATGTTTGAGCACCTAGACCCATTGTTTGATTTATTATATAAAGTACAGGAGGGGTAAATATGAAGTGTGAACAATGTGAAGAACGATTAGATTATGATTATCTAGTATTAGAATTACCTGATTATTGTGGTTACAAAGAATTAAACTTTTGCAGTACTGAGTGCCTAGATGAGTGGATAGAAGACCATAGTAGATGGGAGTTATGTGAAGATGATTAATGTGAATGGCATGGAACTTGATACAACGTATCAACAGTTATTAATTGATTTAAAAGGTAGTTTGATGAGTAATGGAATATTTTTATTGAATGATATAAAACCCACAGGAGATAACATCATGATAACTTGTCCAGTACATAAAGATGGACATGAACGAAAGCCCTCTTGTGGGGTTTCTATTGTTCCAAAATATCAAGGGAGTAAACTAATAGAGCCTGGCACAGTACATTGTTTTACTTGTGGCTATACTACGTCACTGATAAGTTTTATTAGTTCTTGCTTTGGCTATAACGATGGCGGAGTATTTGGGAATAAATGGATTAAGGCTCAATATAATACAGGGCTAACTCATAAAACCCGTAAGGTGGAGCTAAATTTAAGTAGGCAGAGAATTACTCAAGAAGAGCTACCAAACGTCCCTGAGGAGGTGTTACAAGGTTACAGATACACTGTTGGTTATATGTATAGTAGAGGTTTGACCGATGATATAATAGAGCAATTCGACATAGGGTATGACAGAAAAGATGATTGTATAACTATCCCAGTCCCTAACTTAAAAGGTGAGATAAAATGGATACAACGTAGAAGCATTATAGGTAAGAGATATTATATACCAAGTGGCATAAATAAGACTGATTATCTACTGGGAGCAAGTGAAATCCTGAGACAGAAATTATATAGACAGCCAGTATATATAGTAGAATCTCCATTTAATATGTTAACTCTTTGGAAGTTAGGTCATCCCGCTATATGTATATTTGGTACTGGAGGAGGAAATCAGTATTCTATGTTGAATAAATTACCTATAAGACATTATATAATAGCACTAGACCCAGACGAAGCTGGCAAGAATGGTAGTAGAAAATTATTACATCATTTAGGCAAGACTAAATTATTGAGCAAGGTAAACTACTTAGATAGTAGAGATATCAACGACTTAGACACTGAATTTAAAAAATTGAAAATTTCTCCAATAAATTTATAAAAAAGTGTTGCATAATTATATAAATGCCTATATAATTATGTTAATAAAACAAATAAAAAAGGAGAGATATAAATGAAAGAAGAATTTTATAAAGATGATAAAAAGAACTTTTGGACTATTCCAGTTAAAATAACAGATTTAGATGCTTTTAAAGAATTTGTTCAACTGTACAAAGAACTATTATACGATGAAAGAATAGATGAAGGTATAAGAAATGAGTATGAATTAAAATTAAAGGATTGGTTAGACAGAAAGTGTTAATAATCTTATTAAGAATATGAGAAAGTAGATAGAGGTTAGTTATTAAAATTATATAGTGTTTGGGGGAACACTTAATAATTCCCCTACTATAATTAAAAAATATAAGTTACCAGGGGGAATGATGTATGTTTAATGATGTAGTTAAAGTTTATGGTTTAAAACACACTGATGAGGAATTAGTAAGAGATTATCAAGCAGGATTGCATGATGAAGTTATTGCCTACGTATTTGAAAAGAATAAAAGTTTATTTTACCAAGTAAGTAAAAAATATGTTGGTGTAAGTGATGATGAAGTTACAAGTGTAATATTAGAACAAATATGGAAATGTTTTGAAAACTTTGATGCTGAAAAGAGTACTAGTGGTAAATTAACTTCTATGATATGTGTTTATATCAAGAACGCTCTTAGAACTCTAACACAAAGTAATGCAAGTAATAAACGTAAAGCGAACAACGGTGACCAATGTACTCCAATGAGTTGTTATGAAACAACTGAAGATAGATGGGAGGAAGCAAGTGTTGAAGATGAATATGACAAAGTAGAATTATCTGACTTAGTACATAAGGAAGATTTATCTGAAAAACAACTTCAATATTGTATGGTAGCACTTGACCATATGTGTGACTTACAACAATCTCACATGGCAAGGGAAATTGGAGTTAGTACTGCAGGTGTTGTTGGAATTAGACGTGCACTTCAAAAGAAATTAAATTATTTATTGAGTTAGTAAAAACCGAAGTCTTACTATACTATATATAGTAAGACTTTTTTAATACAAAGGAGGTAGTTATATGGAACTACAAGATTGGAAATTAAGTGAGTTAGGCGAAGATATTTGGAAGAAAAAATATCAACGCAATGGTGAAAGTTTTGAAGACTGGCTAGAGAGAGTTAGTGGTGGAGATACACAAGTTGCTCAACTGATAGTGCATAAGAAATTTTTATTTGGTGGTAGAATACTTAGTAATAGAGGTATTACTGACAGAGGTGTAACTTACAGTAATTGTTATGTAATAGAACCTCCACATGATAGTATCGAGGGTATATATGAGGCTGCAATGAAGTTAGCCCGTACATTTAGCTATGGTGGTGGATGTGGTGTTGATATTAGTACATTAAGACCAAAAGGAGCCGAGGTACATAATGCAGCTCTTACAACTAGTGGAGCTGTATCATTTATGGACGTTTTAGAACAAACTGCACGAGTTATTGGTCAGAATGGAAGACGTGGAGCATTAATGATAAGTATGGACAGTAGTCATCCTGATATACATGACTTTATAGATGCTAAATTAGATAACAAATTAGAAAAATGTAATATCTCAGTACGTATGAGTGATGATGATATGGAAAATAAACCTGATATATTAGACCATATCGCATTAAATAATTATGACTGGGCAGAGCCAGGAATATTATACTGGGATACTATAAAACGTTATAACTTATTAGATAAATTTGCATATTTTGAATATGCAGGAGTAAATCCTTGTGCTGAGGAACCATTACCGGCAGGTGGTAGTTGTCTATTAGGAGCATTAAACTTAAGTGAATTTGTAGAAAACCCATTTACAGATAAAGCTGCCTTTAATATACCTGAGTTCAAAAGTGCAGTAAGAATAGCGATACGTGCCTTAAATGATGTGTTAGATGAAGGACTAGAATTACATCCATTAGAAGAACAAAGAGAGAGCGTACGTGATTGGAGACAAATAGGACTTGGCATTATGGGGTTTGCTGATATGTTGCTAAAGATGAGTTGTCAATATGACTCAGCGAGAGCGCTTGATATAATTGATATGGTAGGTAAAACACTAGTTAACACAGGATTAGAGGAAAGTGCCTTACTAGCTATGGATACTGAACCATTCCCTGAATGTGACCTACGTTTAATACTAGCAAGTACTTTTATAACCGTATTAAGAAATAGTAATGTTATTGAAGATAATACAATTGATTTGATAAAACGTTATGGCCTTAGAAATTCTCAATTATTCACAATAGCGCCAACAGGAAGCATAAGTACAATGTTAGGAGTTAGTGGTGGAGTAGAACCAATATTTGCTACACATTATACAAGAAAAACTCAATCCCTACATGGAGAAGATGTATATTATAATGTATATACTCCAATAATACAAAAGATGATTGATACAGGAGTAATATCTGAGGAAAATGTAAGTACTATAGCCACTGCTCAAAATATAGACCCGTTTGACAGAGTTACAATACAAGCTCAATGGCAAAGATTTATTGATGCTAGTATAAGCAGTACAGTAAATGTAACTAATGATACAACTGTTGAAACTATAAGAGATTTATATCAAGCGGCATGGGAGGAAGGATGTAAAGGACTAACAATCTACAGAGCAGGCTGTAAAAAAGAAGGTGTATTAGTAGTTGATACATCAAAAGAACAAACAATGGAAAATACTATACACATACCAATAACTGACACGTCTATTGATAACTGTGTGGCATATGGCACTCAGTTAACAACAGGATGTGGTAGTCTATGGATGTCAGTATACTTCCATAAGAAAACTGGTCAATTATGTCATATCTTCTTAGACAAGGGAAGTACAGGTGGTTGTAATAGTTTCATGATAGGACTTAGTAGAATGATAAGTTATACAGGTAAATTAGGTGGAACAGTAGAAGGTATATGCGACCAATTGAATAGTGTTCCTGCTTGTCCATCTTATTCTGTTAGAACTGCGTTGAAAAAAGATACAAGTGCAGGTAAATGTTGTCCAAGTGCAATAGGAAGAGCATTAATGGAATTAAAACAAAGATATATTGAAGACCACATTGAGATGAGTACTGGAGAACTTAAGCAAGAAGAAATGACAGTAAATAATTGTCCTGAGTGTGGAGCCAAATTAAACTTCACTGGAGGATGCAATAGTTGTCCTGAATGTGGATGGAGTCGTTGTAGTTAGGAAGGGTGATAAAATGGTATTAATGTACCGTAGATTAGAATTTAATCACAAATATTTTATATCTAACAGGGGATTTATAATATCCCTTGTTAGAAGATTTAGATTATTAAATATTCGTAGGGATAAGAATGGTTATGTACATTATTATATAAGAGATACTGTAACAGGAAAGCGAAAGGATTATAAGGGACATAGATTAGTAGCCGAAGCGTTTATTCCCAATCCTAATAAATTACCAATAATCAATCATATAGATGGGAATAAATCAAATAATCATGTTGAGAATTTGGAATGGTGTACTCAATCATATAATAATATTCACTCATATGAAACGGGCTTACACGTTCCGGGTTATAAGGCTTGTGTTATAAATGGGGAATTTTACAAGAGTCAATCCGAAGCAGCGGAGAAATTGGGAGTGTGTAGACACACTGTAGACAATTGGATTAAACTTGGTAAAGGTTATTATATAAAATGTGATTAAGGGGTGATTATATGAATGAACAAATGTTTAAGAGTATAACAAGACTAAGAATGTCAATGTTAATGTTTTATAAATTATATTATAAATAAAAAAAATAAAAAAATTTTCTCAAAACAGTTGTATAATTATATAAGTAATGATATAATGATGTTAATAAAAGATAAGAAAAAGAGGAGTTGAAGTTAAATGAAAACATATGAAAGTAAAAAAGGTGTATTCTATATTGAACAACATTGGATGGACAATAAATTTTATATCTACAGACAAAATAAAATCAGTGATAACTTTGGTACAGTTGGCGAATTAGTTAATGGATGTTCATATAAAACTGTAGAAGAAGCTGAACAAGATTTATTTGATTTATATTTATAAGGGAGGAATTATATTAAATCGTATAACTTATTATTTATTAAGTATAGAGAATATATAATATAAAAAAGTTTAAAAAGTAGGTTAGTAAAATAACCTACTTTTCTATACTATATATGTAAGTTAATTAAATAAAAATTTAAAGGAGTTGGTTTTAAATGGCTAAAATAAACATTAAGGATGCAGGAAAATTTACAAACGTAGGTTCAAGTGAATATTTTACACTAAAAGATGATGGAGATATAGCACAAGTAAGAATGTTATACACTGACCCAGAGGGAGGAGATATGGATTTCTTTTTAGTTCATCAACTAGAGATTGAAGTTAATGGCAAAAAAATAAGAAAATATGTAAGTTGTTTAGCAGTTGATGAAGATGGTCATGTTCATAAAGATGATTGTCCATTATGTAAAGCTGGATATAGAACACAAGAAAAACTATTTCTACAGTTATATGATGAGACAGATGATAAACTTAAAGTTTGGGAGAGAGGTAAAAACTTTGTAGGTAAAATAGTAAGTTTCTTGAATAGATACGGTAGCTTAGTTGAGCGTCCTATCGAGATTGAGAGAAAAGGTAAAAAAGGTGATACTAATACTACTTATGAAATGTTTGCATTAGAAAAAGATGGTAAAGAACTAGAAGATTTTCCTGAGAAGGTCAATATAGAAGGAACATATGTTACAAAAGTAAGTAAAGCTGACATGATAGATATTGTAGATGGCATATATGATTGGGGAGGTAATAAAGCTCATAATGATGTTGAACCTGCTCCAAGTAGACGTGATGAAACACCAAGAAGAGAGAGCAGAAGACGTAGAGTTGTAGATGATGAATTTTAATAACAAATAAATAACAAGTGAATACCAGGTAATTACTACCTGGTATTTTTTATAGGAGGGATATAATGAGTTTGTTTAAAGATACATTTAGTCGTTGTAATAACAAAGAGGCGAATAAAAAAGCCTTAGAAGTGTTGAATAAAAAGAAAAATAAAAGAGCACCAGTAACATCAATAGTACCTAAGACAATGAAGGATAAAGTAGAATATGCAAAGATGATGTCTACTAAAATATTTGCCGATAGACTAGATAGAATGGAATTAGTAACTAGTGAAGATAGATTAAAACAGTTTGATAGAAAAGTAGTAGCCAATGGCATAGTAGCATTAGATACTGAGACAAACGGACTTGATAGAATAGATGGAAAAGTAGCTGGTATATGTCTTTATACACCATATGAAAAAGGAATATATATCCCAGTAGGACATATTAGTTATATGACAAATATGGAATTACAAAGTAATGTATCCATTGAAGTAGTTAGAAAACTAATACAATCTTGGTCAGATAATAATATTAGATTTGTATTACACAATGCTAAGTTCGATATGCACATACTATATTGGATGATAGGAGTAAAAATAGTGCCATACTGGGACACATTAATTGGAGGGTATTTACTTAATGAAAATGAACCTCATGGCTTAAAAGTATTATGGCAAAAGTATTGTACAGGAGAGAGCGCTGAGGTAGGTAAATTTGGTGAGTTATTTAATGGCATTGAGTTTAATAAGATACCTCCTGATGTTGGATATATGTATGCAGCCTTTGACCCTATAATGACTTTTGAATTATATGAATTTCAACGTGAGTATTTGGATAGAGACGGAAAATACTGTTATAAAAAAGGACTTGAAAGGGTGGCAGATGTATTTAGAAATATAGAAATGCCATTAATAGAAGTAGTATTCGATATGGAGGCACAAGGAGTAGACATAGATACAAACTTAGCACAACAACTTAAAGAGCGATATACTACGTATATGGACAATGCTCTTAATGAGTTCAATACACAAGTATCTGAACTTGATAAACAAGGAGTATTCAATGACTTAAGAGTAAAACATCCTGATAAATATAACAAAATAAGTGAGTTTGGAGAAGTGAATATTAATATAGGAAGTAATCAACAGTTAGTAATATTATTCTACGATGTCTTAAAATTAGAGCCACCAAAAGGTCAACGTAGCGTGGGAGAAGAACAGCTGAAACAATTACATCATCCATTAGTGAATAGTATATTAGAGTATAGAGGTATGAGTAAACTATTAAGTACTTATATTGATGCCATTCCTGAACATATAAGCAAAAGAACTGGTAAGTTACACGCAAACTTTAATCAGTATGGAGCTAAAACTGGTAGATTTAGTAGTAGTGACCCAAACTTACAAAATATACCAAGTAGGACTAAAAAATTAAGTGATGGCACTGTAATAGATGCTGGACATGATATTAGACAGATGTTTGTTGCAGGCCCAGGTAATGTAATAATTGGTGGTGACTTCTCACAACAAGAACCGAGATGTTTGGCACATATGAGTCAGGACGAACATATGATACAAGCATATTTAGACGGTAAAGATTTATATAGTACTATAGCCAGTAAGTTGTATAATATGCCATATGATGAATGTAAAGAGTTCAGACCTGACGGTACAGTTAACCCTGAAGGGAAACAACGTAGAAGTTCAGTTAAACCAATACTTTTAGGAATTATGTATGGTAGAGGTGTAACAAGTATAGCCGAGCAGATGAATATCAGTAAAGAGGAGGCACAACAAGTTATTAACGACTTTTACAATCAGTTTCCAAAAGTAAAAGGATTTGTAGACTTTGCTCAAGAGAATGCAAGAGAGTATGGTTTTGTAGAAACCGCGTGGGGAAGAAAAAGAAGATTACCAAATATGCAGTTAGACCCAATTGAAATAACAGTTGAGAATCCTAACTTAGTTGATACATTTAATCCATTAGATTTTACTGGAACTGCTAATACAGAGGTGACCGATGAGGTTTATTTTAAATATCTTAAATTAATGAATAGAGCCTTTGGTAGAGAGGCAAAAGAGAAGATTAAACAACTGGCCAAAGATGAAGGCTATAAGATAGTTGATAATGGTGGGTATATAGCAGATGCTCAGAGACAATGTGTTAACAGTATAATACAAGGTAGTGCGGCTGATATGACAAAGATAGCAATGATAAGAATTCATGACAATAAAAGACTACAAGAATTGGGATATAAATTAATAGCGTGTATTCATGATGAAGTATTAGGTGTATGCTCAAAAGAAAATGCCAAAGAAGTAAAAGAATTATTAGAGTATACTATGGTACATATAGTAGATGATAAATTTGAAATACCAATGAAAACTGACATAGAGACAACGTATAGATGGTATGGAAGTGAGGAGGAGATAGAATGGTAGAGGAATGGAGAGCAGTAGTTGGTTATGAAGGTTTATATGAGGTGAGTAATACTGGTAAAATACGTAGTGTCACACATATGATACATGTAAATTGGGATGGACATGAATATGATAGGGTTGTAAGAGGCAAACTGCTACGACCTAAAACAACTAACAATACAAGATATTTAAGAATTGATTTATGTGATATTAATCATGTAAAGAAGGAACATTCAATACACCGATTGGTGGCACAAGCATTTATACCCAATCCAAATAATTATCCAATGATAAACCATAAAGATGAGAATAGATGGAATAATAATGTGGATAATTTAGAGTGGTGTACAGCTAGTTACAATAATAATTATAATAATGGTCAAAAGCGACGTGCGATAACAAGAAAATTGAACAGAAGATAAAAATATTTAAAACTCGGTTAGTAAAAGCCGAGTTTTTTATATACTATATATGTAAAACAAATAAGAAAAAGGAGATGTGTAATAATGAGTAAAGAAATTGCAGTAGTATTAAATAGTGGTGGTGTAGATAGTACAACAGCAGTAGGACTAGCAGTAAGTTATTATGGAAAAGAAGATGTTGTTACAGTTAGTGCTTACTATGGACAAAAGCACAGTATTGAATTAGAATGTGCCAAAGATATAGCTGAATATTATGGTGTAAAACATATGGAAATAGACTTAAGCAAAATATTTGCATATAGTAACTGTTCTTTATTAGCCAACAGTACAGAAGAAATTAGACATGAGAGTTATGCAGAGCAAATAGCCAAAGATGGAGAAGGAATGGTGAGAACTTATGTACCATTTAGAAATGGATTATTATTAAGTAGTGTAGCAGCTATAGCAATGAGTTTAGTTGAAGACAAACCAGACACAATTGCTACTATATATTTAGGAGCTCATGCAGATGATGCGGCTGGTGAAGCCTATGCTGACTGTAGTCCTGAATTTACTGAGACTATGGATAAAGCTATATCAATTGGTACTTATGACAAAGTTAGAGTTCATGCTCCTTTTGTAAATATGACTAAAAAGGATATTGTACGTTTGGGATTAGATTTAAAAGTGCCATACGAATTAACTCATAGCTGTTATGAAGGTGAAAGACCTTGTTGTGGTACTTGTGGTACTTGTATAGATAGAATAAATGCCTTTAAGGCAAATGGTGCAGTTGACCCTGTACCATATAAAATAAATATAAACTGGGAGGAAAAATAATATGTATAAAATAATAAAGAAAATGGAAGTTGCAGGAGCTCATAAATTAGATTTACCATATGAGAGTAAATGTAGTAATCTACATGGACATAACTGGAATATAGAAGTTCAAATAGAGAGTGAAGAATTAACTGAGTATGGTATGGTAATGGATTTTACACACATTAAAAAAGTGGTAAACCAACTAGACCATGCTTATATAAATGAGGTGGTTGGAGTTAATCCAACTGCTGAGAATATTGCTAAATGGATAGCTGACCAATTAACTGGTATGTTTGATGGCATATATGTAAAATGTACTAGAGTAAGCGTTGAGGAAAGTGCTCATAACACTGCAATATATGAAGTTAAAGGGGGATGTAATTGTGGAAGATAAAATGTATAAAGTAAATGAGATATTTCTAAGTATAGATGGAGAAGGAGTTAGAACAGGATTGCCTACAGTCTTTATAAGACTGTATGGCTGTAATTTAAAATGTAGTTACTGTGATACTCGTTATAGTTGTGAAAATAGTGAATATACTGAAATGCCATTAATGGATATATTAGATGAGGTATTAACATACGGAGTTCCTCGTGTAACATTAACTGGAGGAGAACCATTAATACATGATGGAGTTAAAGATTTAATCAACTCTCTAATAGCTAATGATGTTGAAGTGAATATAGAAACTAATGGAGCAGTTGATTTAGATAAGTTTTGGGAATACAAGTATAATAGTAAAGTAATATTTACAATGGATTATAAATGTGCAAGTAGTGGCATGGAAGATAAAATGAAATTATGGAATTTAAAACTATTGCAACCTAAAGATGTAATTAAATTTGTAGTTAGTAATTACAATGAATTAGAGAAAATGGAATATATACTAGAGGAAAGCGAGTGTAAAGCTCAGCCTTATGTATCACCAGTATTTGGTGCAATAGAACCAAAAGAATTAGTTGAGTATATACTGGATAATAAATTAAACAATGTAAAAGTTCAAGTTCAGTTGCATAAAATAATATGGAATCCAAATATGAGAGGTGTATAATATGATAGATACTAAGAAAATTGAAGGCGCAGTAAGAGATATATTAGAAGCGTTAGGAGATGACCCAAATAGAGCCGGACTAGTGGAAACCCCTAAAAGGGTGGCTAAAATGTATCAAGAAGTATTTGAAGGTATGAACTATACAAATGAAGAAATAGCTGAGATGTTCGATAAATGTTTTTATGATGAGGGAGCAGATGACCTTGTAACTGTATCTAAAATACCAATTTTTAGTTATTGTGAACACCACTTGGCATTAATGTATAATATGACTGTCAGTGTTGGATACATAGCAAACGGAAAGGTTATAGGACTTAGTAAAATTGCTAGAGTGGCAGACATGGTAGCTAAGAGACTACAATTACAAGAACGTATTGGAGAAGATATTGCTGATATACTACAGATGATATTAGATACAGAAGATATAATTGTAGTAGTAGAAGGTGAACATAGTTGTATGACTGCAAGAGGAATTAAATCTCGTGGAGCTAAAACAAGAACTGCAACTATAAGAGGTAGATTTAAAACTAATATTGAATTAAGACAAGAAGCATATGAATTATTTAGATAAAAAATTAAGTGGTCAGTTAGTAAACTGGCCACTTTTTATATACTATATATGTAATTAAAAAGGAGTTGATAACATGAGTTTTGATTTATACTTCGCAGGAGTGAGAGATATTGAAGCTGATGAAGCCATGATGGCAAGAGGAAGTTGTAGATTATATTCTCAACTACGTGATAGGAGTAGAGGAAAATTATGGTTACAACAAGCTAAAGAAAAACCAGGTACAAAAGTATTTGTAGATAGTGGAGCATATAGTGCCTGGTCAAGAGGTAAAAGTATTGATACAGATGAGTATATAAATTATTTAAATGAGAATACCAATGAGTTAACATTGTTTGCTAGTGTAGATAATATACCAGGAGAATTAACAAGGACACCAACACTAAAAGAGAAACAACAATCTCCATTATTATCGTGGGAAAATTATATGTATATGAGAGAGCGAGTAAAAGAACCCGACAAATTATTACCAGTTTTTCATATGGGAGAAGATTTTAAACATCTGAGTAATATGTGTAATACAATATTAGACGGAAAACATATACCATATATAGGGTTAGGAGGAACAGTTGGAATTAGACCAAGCTCAGTAAAAGCAGACTGGTATAAACAATGCTTTAAAGTAATAAAAGAGAGTAATAACCCAAATATAAAAACACATGCTTTTGGAATGACTAGTTTGGATATATTAGAGAATTATCCATTTACAAGTGCTGATAGTACTACCTGGATGATGTTGGCAATTAATGGAAATATTCTTACAAAATATGGTGTTGTAGGATTATCTAATTCTGCTCAACACAGACCTAACCACATATTAAAATTACCAAAAGATGTACAGAAACAAGTGGAAGCACAAATAGCTGAATGTAATTTGACATTAGAAGAATGTGTAGAAAATACTAACTTGAGAACTGTTGTTAATATTCATTATATACAAAACTGGGCAGATAAGTATAAATACAAAGGTAACAATAGGTTTCAAAAGAGATTATTTTAGGAGGTGAGCTGAATGAGTTTTAACTTATATTTAGCGGGAAGTAAAGTAAATACTCAGAATGACATAATAATAAAAAGAGAATGTGATGTACTATTTTCACAAATAAATGATAGGAAAGCTATAATGAAGTTTTTAGAAGTAATGTCCAATAATAAGTTATTTATAGACTCGGGAGCATACAGTGCTTGGAGTAAAAATAAACATATAGACGTAGAAGATTATATAAAGTTTATAAATGATAATACAGACAAATTTACTTTGTTTGCAAGTGTAGATGACATTCCAGGTGAGTTAAAAAGAAAACCTACATTATTAGAACAACGTGAATCCCCTGAGAAGTCTTGGCACAATTACTTATATATGAGAGAGCAAGTAAGAGACAAAGACAAACTATTACCAGTATTTCATATTGGAGAAGACTTTAGACATTTACAAAATATGTTAGAGGCAACGTTTCATGGGAAACATATTCCATATATAGGACTTGGTGGAACTGTTGGATTGGCCAGCTCAGTAAAAGAAGACTGGTATAAACAATGTTTTAAGATTATACAACAAAGTAAGAATCCAAAAGTAAAAGTTCATGCGTTTGGGATGACTAACTTAGACATATTAGAAAATTATCCCTTTGAGAGTGCAGACAGCACAACGTGGTTAATGGCTGCAATAAATGGGGAGTTATGTACTAAATATGGTAGGATATGTGTATCTTCAAAAGTACAACACAAAACCAGCCATTATAATAAATTACCACAGTTAGTACAGAAACAAATAGATGAGCAGTGTATTTTATATGGAACATCAATAGAAGAATGTATGGAAAACCAAGAGAGTAGACAATTATACAATATAAATTACTTTAAAGATTGGGCAGATAACTATAAATATAAAGGTAATAACAGATACCAAAAAAGATTATTTTAGGAGGGAAAATTATGAAAGTAAATACAAGTATATTAAAAGATATGTTGAAAGCGGTAAGTAGTTGTAAACCAAGTAAAATATTAGAAATAACTAATTACTATGAGTTAGATTTTAGTGTAGAAGGATTATCATTGAGAGCAACAGACGGCATAAACTTCATAACAATTAATCACCCAACAGAATGTGATGAGAACATGTCAGTTATAGTAAAAGCTGCCCAATTTAGTAAATTAATTAATAAAACTACTAAAGATACAGTGACACTTAAATTGACAGATAACTACTTAGAAGTAAAAGGTAATGGTAATTACAAAGTTGAAATAGTTAATGATGAAGTTTACCCAACTTTAGACATAGATACTGATAAAGAATTTACTGTAACTTATACAACTTTAAGTAATGCAATAACTAGTGGCGCTAAAGCTAAGAGTAATGTACCAACAGATGGTGTATTATTTAGTTACTTAGTAAGAGATAGTGAGATAGTTACTGCCGATGCAATAAAAGTATATAGTACTGAGTTAGACGGTAAAGATTTAGAAGAAATAGAATTATTAATACCTCCAACATTAGCAAACTTATTACAATCAATAGATGTTGAGAACATAAAATTTATGGTAGATAAAGATTGCTCAACATTGAGAGCGGTAGGACAAAATATAACTATTACTGGAGCCTTACAAGAGGGAGCAGATGAGTATCCCGATGTATTTCCATTATTGACTAGTAATTATCCTCATACTTGTGAATTAGACGTTAAGCAAGTTTTACAAGCATTAGATAGATTAGATTTATTTATAGGTATATATGATAAAGGTATTATAGATTTAGTATTTAGTGAAACTAATATGGTCATATCAACTTCTAGTAAGTCCCTAGAGGTGATTGAATATACTAAGCCGATAGATTTATCAGAGCCATTTATTATCAGTGTAAATAGCGCTTATATGAAGGACTTATTTAGTGCAGTAGATGAACCTAATGTAACTATAGAATTTGGTACAGAGGAAACACTTAAACTACAAACTAAAGATAGTATAATGTTGTTGGCAACTGCCGATGAAGAATAGGAGGTCTATATGAAACTAAATAAAATAGCCAAGATGGTCAGAGCTGAAAAGAGTAATGAGATTGCCCAACAGTTTGTGAATGACTTAATATATACAATAGAGAAGGAGAATGAAAGTGATTATATCCCAACTAGGTCTTATAAACCTAGTGGGATAGCAGGTTGTAAGAGAGGTCTATATTATCAGATGATAGGTGCTCAACCAGATGAACAAAGTAGTGGATTAAATTTAATCGGTATCTGTGAGAGTGGAACTGATAGACATGAGACAATACAAGATTATATACAACAAATGGCAAAATACACTAATAATTGTAAATGGATTAATGTAGCTGAGTATTTACACAGACAAGGAATTACTGACCCTCAGGTGGTATCTCAAGAAGGAAATGAAACTAAGTTATTCAGTAAGAAATATAATATGAGATTTATGTGTGATGGATTAGTGAACTATAAAGGAGAGTACTATATAATAGAGATTAAAACTGAGAGTACACATAAATATAACTCACACGATGAACCACATCAATCACATAAACTACAAGCAGCTTGTTATTCTATGTGTATAGGCGTACCAAAAGTAATATTCATCTATGAGAATAGAGATAATTGCAGTAAAAAAGGTTATTTATTTGAAGTGCCACAAGAAATGATTGAGAACATAGAAGATACTATACAGTACGTAGATGACTGTGTGAGATTAAATGTAGTGCCACCAAAAGAGCCTAAATGCACGTACTGTAAATATAAAACTATCTGTGCTAAGGAGGATGCTCATGAACTATGGTAAGAAATTCGAGAATAACTTTAAGAAGGGAGTCGGTAAAGAATTAGTGAGATTATATGATACTACTAATGGATATGCAGGAGTAAAGAATCCTTGTGATTTTATCTATTACAGATACCCTTTCCAATATTTGTTTGAGTTAAAAAGTGTAAAAGGTAGTAGATTTGATTTTAGTAATATAACTGACAATCAAAAGGAACAATTGGATTTTTACAGCCATATAAAAGGCTGTAATCCAATGGTAGTTGTTGAGTTCAGAGATTATAAAGAAGTATATATGATACCCTGGAGTACTATAAAAAGAACAATAGCAAACAATAAGCAAAGTTTAACTATACATGATTGTGCAGTAATAGTTAGTGTTTGTAGACTACCGGTGGAATACCAAAGGATAAATTTTAAACTGGACAAGGAAACTTTTAACAGTAGAATATTCTTAATGGCTCAATTGAAGGAGTGTGCTGATAATGAGTAAATTAGATATTATAAAAGAGTTCAATAAACAATGTGGTGATGTAGTTAATACTGCATTAACTATTAGTGAAAAATATACAAGTACATTGGATGATTGCATATATGAAGTTAAAGAACTACTACAAAATACCTCTACACTAAGTAATGATGACTTGGAGAAATATATAGCACTATTACCTGTGTTGATGTATGAACTAATAGATAAAATGCAGGTACTAGGAGTTAGAGTTGATGCAGCTAAGACTCAAAAGAAAACACGTTTTAACACTGCTTATATGCACAGTGATGAGAGTACAGTGGCAGCTAAAACAAGTGATGCTCAACTAATGGTGGAAGAAGAACAATTTATTGAAGACATATATATAAGAGTGTATAAACAATGTGAGAAGAAATTAGATATAGCAGATATGCTGCACAGTAGCTTGAAGAAATTAATGAACTTGAGACTTAATGAATTTAATGTAACAAGAAATAATATGATGGCCAATGGGAGGGATTATTAATGGCAAATAAAAAAGTAAAAGTGAGATTATTTGAAGGAGGTAAAGCTCCACAAAGTAAAAATGGTAATTGGTATGACTGTTATGTACGTACTGCAAGTGTAAATGGTGTAGAACCTACTGGTAATATAATAAGGTTCTCACCTGGAGATATAATAGTAGTCAATTTAGGATTTGCAATGGACATGGGAAAAGGCTACGAGGGATATATATTACCTCGTAGTAGCACTTTTAAACATACTGGTCTATTACTTACTAATAGCATGGGATTAGTTGATGATACGTATTGTGGAGATAATGATGAATGGTTAGCAATGTTTTATAGTACTAGATATGGAGCATTTAAAAAAGGTGATAGATTAGTTCAGATAAGTGTGAAAAAAAGTGTACCAGTAGATATGGATGAAGTTGAGATTTTAGGTAATGAAGACAGGGGAGGCTATGGAACAACTGGTAAATAAAACAAAGTGGGTGGTTAGTAAATCACCCACTTTTTCTATACTATATATGTAAGATAAATAAACTGTAAGGAGTGATAAGTATGAGTAAACCAATGGATTTAGGAATTAAACAAGCTAAAATGACTATGAGTAAAGGAATAGGAGGTCCCTTTGGAGCTGCTATAGTAAATAGTAAAACTGGAGAAATAATTTGTGTAGATAGTAATCATGTATTAGGTAATAATGACCCAACTGCTCATGCTGAGATATGTGCTATAAGAACTGCGTGTAAGATACTAAATACTTTTGATTTGACAGGATATACTCTATATGCAACTGGGTATCCTTGTCCAATGTGTATGGCTGCAATAATATGGGCTAACTTGGATAAAGTGATATATGCTGGTGATGTAAAAGATGCTGAAGAAATAGGTTTTAGAGATGATTTTATATATGATTTTATAAAAGGAGATTGTAAGAATAGAGAAGTGGTTCCCGTGGAGCATGACCCTAAATCTAGAGACAAAGTAAGAGAACTATACAAAGAATACCAAGAAACTAATAAGGAGATGTATTAGTATGAGAGAGATTGATTTAAAAATGGCTGCATTAAATAAAAAATTTGGTGCAGATATAATACAACAAGGAACTGACATAATAGAGGTAGATAAAATACCATTTAGTTCACCAATGGCAAACTATATGACATATGGAGGAATACCAATTGGAAAAATAACTGAGTTCTTTGGAGGTGAAGGTGGAGGAAAAACAACATCTGCTCTTGATATTTGTGGTAATGCACAAAAGAAATTCGCTGAAGTGTATTCTAAAAAAGTTGGTGAATTGCTACAACAGATAGAACTATTACAACAGACTAATACAAAACAATCTCAAAAGGAACTCAATAAACTGAGTGCAGAACTAGATAAAGTACAAGAAAAAGGAGAAAAATTAGTACTATACATAGATACAGAACAAACTTTGGATACTGAATGGGCTAAGTTACTTGGAGTAGATACAGAGAAGATGATATTAGTAAGACCACAAGAACAGACTGCTGAACAGGTACTACAAATAATAATTGAATTAATATCAACTGGCAATGTAGGCTTATGTGTATTAGATAGTATACCATGTCTAGTTCCTCAACAAATATTTGATGAGAGTATGGAAAAGAAAGCGTATGGTGGTGTATCTCAACCACTAACTGTATTTTGTAGTAAAATTTTACCTCATTTAACAGTAAATCAATGTGCGTTCATAGGAATTAATCAAATACGTGAAGACTTAGGTAGTATGTTCAGTACTATAAGCACACCAGGTGGAAAAGGATGGAAGCATGCTTGTAGTTTAAGAATCAGATTTAGAAAAGATACATTATTAGATGAGAACAATAAAGAGTTGAGTAGTAAAGCTGAAAATCCTGCCGGCAACAGAGTTGGCATGGAAATAATAAAAACTAAAGTATGCAAACCAAATAGAAGACTAGGATATTACACATTAAAATACTTAGAGGGTGTAGATACACTATACGATATGATTAATGTTTGTATGTTTTATAAAATAGTACAACAAGCGGGTTCTTGGTATAGAGTAATAGATGAGCAAGGTAATATAGTATTAGATAAAGAAGGGAATGAACTGAACTTCCAAGGTATGACTAGATTTATTAATTATCTACATGAACATGAAGACGTGGTACATGAGTTATTAACTAGACTAAATGAGGTGATGTTAGATGAGTAATAATGGAAATAAGTGCCAGGAAATTGTTATGAGATATAAAAACGGAGATAAAGAGGCGATAAACGAATTACCACAGTACATAGACAATATGGTATATTCCCTATTAAAACCATATAAATTATACAATGATAGAGATGAGCTGTACCAGGTCGCATGGCAGTGTATAATGAAGTGTGTAGACCATTATGACCCTTCATATGGCACACTATTCACAACTTTTGCATATCCCTCAATAAAAAGAGAATTAAGACAGTACAGAAATAGAATAGACAAACATAATAGATATACTACAGATGGTGAACAAAATATATATAAGATATTATCCATAGATGGATATATACAACTCAAACATCATGGCCATATTAGATACACTTCATTAGAGAATTATTTGGAAAGTAAAGAAGATGTAGAGCTTAGTGCCTTAGTACGTGAGTTAAAAGAGATTATTAGAGAAGAACTAAAGAACGTGAAGAATGACAAACAACGTGCTATAATAGCGGATTATCTGTGTGGCATAAAAGGTACATACATAGCATATCAGTACAGTGTATCACCTGCTTATGTATCAAGAGTAGTAAAAGATTTTTTTAAAAAAGTTAAAGACCAAGTTAGCGAATAAGGGATACCTCCTATACTATATATAGGAGGTGTTTTTAATGAGTACGAGAAGTAAAAGTGATGAACAGGAGCAATATGTAGCAAATTACTTAGATGGAGAAGTGACACCAAATAGTGGAGCTGGCCACACTAAAAAAGGTGATGTGCTAGTTGATAACTTTTATTTAGTGGAATGTAAAACTAAAATGCAGCCTGTATCTCAGTTCACGATAAAAAAGGAGTGGCTGACAAAACTACAACAACAATCATTAGCAATGCACAGACCTTATACTGCATTAGTATTTGACTTTGGAAAAGTAGGCGAAGAATATGCAGTAATACCTTTACAAGATTTAAAAGATTATATTGAGAAATTAAAGGAGGAATTATAATGGAGGAGTGGAGACCTTTTGAGATGCAAGGACGGATTTATTATGTAAGTAATAAAGGACGTATAAAAAATAAGTATAATAAAATATTGCACACTAATATTTCAAACCACGGCTATAAGGAAGTACGTTTATGTGTTAACTATAAATGCTATTATAAAAGAGTACATAGATTAGTAGCTGAAGCGTTTTTACCCAATCCTAATAATTATCCTTGTGTTAATCATATAAATGGTAATAAATTGGATAATACTGTGAGTAATTTAGAATGGTGTACAATAGCACATAATACACAACATTCATATAAACATGGGTATCAACGAGGTAAAAGTGGTAATTGTAAATTAACAGATGACCAGGTTATTTTAATTAGACGCCTTAGATTAGCCGGATTAAGTAGATTTGAAGTGTGTAATTTATTTGCAGAAATAAAGGAAAGTACTATAATAAGTTGTTATTATTATGAAACTTATAAACATATACAAAGGGAGGATATATTATATGATGAATTTAGCTGTTAAATATAGACCACAACATTTTGAGGATGTAGTGTGCCAAGATAATGTAAAAAAGGTATTAAGTAACCAATTACAAACTGGTGAGATAAAACAAGCGTATTTATTTTGTGGCTCAAGTGGTACAGGTAAAACTACGAGTGCAAGAATATTTGCCAATGATGTAAATGGAGGTAAAGGAAAACCAATAGAGATAGATGGTGCTAGTAATAATGGTGTTGATAATATACGTAGTATAATTGATGATTGTAGAATGAAAAGTTTGGATAGTAAATATAAAGTATATATAATAGATGAAGTTCATATGTTGAGCATTGGAGCATTTAATGCTCTCTTAAAAGTATTAGAAGAACCACCAAAAGGAGTTATATTCATACTATGTACTACAGACCCACATAAAATACCTGCCACTATATTGAGTAGACTTCAAAGATTTGACTTTAAACGTATTCCTCAGTTTGAGATAGTACAGAGATTGAAATATATACTAAAGGAGGAAGACACATATATAACATATGACATAGAGGCATTGGAGTATATAGCTAAGTTGGCTGATGGTGGAATGAGAGATGCCATAATGAAACTAGATACAGTACTTGGTTACACAACTGATATTACATTACAAGCTGTATTAGATTGTCTAGGTATTACTAATTATGAACATCTATTAAAGGTAGTACAAGGTATTATAAATAAACAAGCAGATGAGCCAATACAAATAATAGACAGTATATACAGAGACGGCAAGGACTTAAAACTATTTGTAAAAGATTTAAATAAGTTTGTACTAGACCTATGTAAGCTGAACATAACAAGAAATAAAGAACTAACAATGATACCAACTGACATAATGAGACAATGTATCCACATAGCAACTAATACTTCAAAGTATGATTTAGTAGATATATTGGATGGAGTAAATAACTTATTAGACAAGATAAAATATGAGCAAAACCCTAAAAATTTGATTGAAAGCGAGTTGATTATTTTATGTCTAAAATAATAGGACAATGTAAATTACAAGCTAAGTTGGATGGTCAACCTATACCCCACTTTTTTATCTTGTGGGGTGATAGGGGTTCTGGGAAACACCTAATGAGTAAACAAATAGCCAATAATAACCATTACAATTATGTATTAGTAGATAATAATATCGAAGGTATTAGACAGTTAATAGAGGACTGCACTGCCATATCTACACCGACATTATTTTATATAAAGGGAGATGAGTTATCTATACCAGCACAGAACGCACTTCTTAAATTAGCAGAAGAACCACCTAGTAAGGGATATATAATGATTGGAGTAAGAAACATAGATAACTTATTAGCTACAATACGTAGTAGAGCAAAACTACTAATAATGGATAATTACAGCGTACATGAGTTAAATGACATCTTTGACTTATATGACTTAGGAGAAGTACCTAGAGATATATTATGTAGAGTAGCCACAACACCTGGACAGATATTGGAATATGTTGATAAAGATTTTATTAATATGTATCAATACGCATTAAAGGTATATAACAATATATTGAAGGTCAGCACTGGCAATGCTTTTAAGATATGTAATCCAATAGGATTTAAAGAGAATGATGGCTATCCAGTGGAACTATTTTTAGAACTATTTAAACAAGTAGTAATAGATGAGCAGAAACATAGCAGTTATGTAGATTATAAGATGATAGAGTATACTAGCTCAGCTCTATGGGACTTAAGAATAAGAGGAGCCAATAAACCATTGATATTCGATATTTGGGTATTAAATATTAGAACTTTAAGGGGGAAATAATATGTTACCACTACAAAATGATGCAAGAGCTATTAAAAAATTTGCCAAACAATTCGCAGAGGCATATAAAGATTGTTTTGCCTGGTATAGCGAGGAGAAATATGTTCGTGGATTTGCTACTAGACATTTTGAAACTGTATGTGCTATCAATGAAGATGAGAATGGCATCAAGATAAGTAAGAAAAATAAAAAATTATTTGTAGATGAGTTTAGCAAAATAACATTAAATAATATACTATATATGAAACAAGAACACAATCAAAGGGAAAAACAAGATATCAAGAAACATGGAGTAAAGAGAAAAAAAACAAAAGGGAGGAAAATAGTATGATAATATTTAATTTTATGTGTTTAATAATGGCGATGAGTATAGTGATTGATTGGATAACACAAACAATAGGAGATAGAGACATTGACGGTATGAGCGCAATAGTAATTTCAATAGCAATATGGTACTTAGTACAAATAGTAGGAGGAATAAAATTATGTTAGGTTTATTAGACTTACAAACACAAATAAGGGAAGGTAGTTTACTTCCCTTTTATATTTTTACTGGAGAAGAAATAGAGTTACAGAATATCTACTTAAAACAGATGGGCAATGTAATAAGAGTTGATAGAGTGGCAGACATCTATAACAAAATAACTAGTAAATTAATAAGTGGTAAATTTGCAGTATATGTAGTTAGAGATGATATGGATTTTATCAAGAGTGAGAAAACGTGGGGCAGTATAAGTGATAGAATTAGAAATGCAGTATTAGTAATACAAGTTACAACACCAAATAAATGTAAGAAGTTTATAAAAGAATTAAATGATTGTGTAGTAGAATTCAATCATATGACTACAAAGCAATTATTAAATGTGGTCAATATGGACTGTAGTGTGAGCAATAAACAATATTTCATTGAAGCTTGTAATAATGACCTGAATACAATAAATAATTATCTTGATATATTCAAGAGAGCGGGAATAAAAGAGTTGAATAAAAAGATAGTAGATGAGTATATACCAACAAAGGAAGATGTAACTGTATTCCAGTTAGCTGATGCAGTGATGAGAAAAGATGAGCAATTAACATTTAGATTGTTAGACCAATTACTAGAAGATAAGAATAATGTAATGGGTATTATATATGCTATATATTCTCAACTTCATAAATGTGTATTAGTAGAAGGATACAGAGGCGAGAAGAATATAAGCAAAGTAACCGGTATTAATAGTTGGATATGTAATAATATACTACGTGATAACCGTATAGAACCTTCTAAATTACTTACTGCACTACGTTTGGTACAAAAGTATGATAAAGGGATTAAAACTGGTAAATATGATGGTGTAATGGCTTGTTATAGTTTAATTGTAGAAATTTTAAGTTGTTGTTAGTAAAATGTTAAATTTTTCTATACTATATACAAGGAGATGATAGTAATGAAAATAAACAAAGAATTTGAAATTACTACTGACAAGGATAAAAATTATGTGCTAATACAAACTTATAAGACTAAGGTTGGCACATACACAACAAAGGAAAGATATTACCCAACACTAGAAAAAGCGTTGTGTGATTGTTTAAAATTAGGTATACTGCAAACCGAATTAAAGGATTTAAAAACTGTATTAGATACCCTAAATAAACTGGAAAAGGATATTAAAAAGAGTTTAAAGGAGGTAAAGTGGTATGAGAAGAAGATGTAAAAAATGTAACGGTGATGTAGAGTATTGTAAAATGGGTAGAGGTAGCTATAGTTTAATATTTGTTCTAGTAGGTGGATGTATGATGTGGATTCCAATATTAGGTTGGATAGCAGCTCCAATATGTTTTATATTAGCAATATTAATGTTATTTATGCCAACACATTACTTTGTAAGATGTGTTAGATGTGGTGATGTTGAAAACATAACAAAAGAAGAATATGAGGAGGTAATGAGATAATGTTTGCAGAACAAAATTTTAAAGTAACTTTAGTTAACAAAGAAGAGGTAGCACAATTTATAAAGAAGCATGGTGAATTTGCTTGTGTATGTTATGATACACCAAAAGAACAGGCGGAAAAAGTAGGACTACACTGTTTAAAGAGTGGACATTTAAGTGGTAGTAGACATTTATTCTTTGTATTTGAGTTAAATAGAATACCACGTTTTACAATAGACCAGTTAGTAAGACACGAAGTAGGAGTAGTAAAAAATGTACAAAGTTTAAGATATGTGACAAAGAATAGAATTGATGTATATATATCACCCGAAGTAAGAAGGAACCCCCAACTTGTTAAATCTCATTTTTTAAGTGAAGAATATGCAGCAACTTGTTACCAACTAACAATTGATAAAATGAAACAATTAGGGGTTAATAAAGAACGTGCTAACGAGATAGCAAGGACTTTTTTACCAATAGGAATTGCAAGTGCATGTAGTTTTGCAGTAAACATAGAAGGTCTTATACATTTAGCAAATGTAAGATTATGTAATAGAGCTGAATTACCAATACATTATTTAGTACAACAGATGGTAAAAGAAGTAGTTGCAGTTGAGCCAAGATACAAAGAATTATTAGTTCCACAATGTAAAAAATTAGGGTATTGCCCAGAAATGAAAGGGTGTGGAAAATATGAGCCGAAGAAAAAGTAAAAGTGATAGAGAATTAGTGGCAGACTTGACAGACAGAGTTAAATTATTTTGTGATAGTATGTATGACGGTAAAACTAGGGGCTGCAAAGATTGCCCCCTAGCACAATACGACACTGCGGACTGTAGGTTGGCATATATGCAATATATATTAAATAAAGGAGGGGAAAAGGATGAATAATACAACAGTGGCAAACTTAGCTACTATAGGTGGAATTACAATAGCTACTATAATAGCTGGATTTTCATTCCCAGTAAGTTTGGGAATTATTGGAGCAACAACAATAGGATGTGCATATTTAACATATAAGGAGGGTAAATAATATGCCAAAATTATTTAAATTACTGAAATTTATTTTTCAAGTATTTACAATAATAAATTTACTACTTATGTATGGTGATATATGTTTAGGTGAATATGGTTGGGTCGTAATAAGTGGAGCATGTGCGCTAGTATGTTACTATTTAGCTAGATTACTAGACTCCGTAGAAATAAAATAGTACAAAGGAGGGTAAATAATGGACGAATATTATTACACTAATGAACAAATAGAATGCAGGGTCTTAGCACCCTGCAATATAGCTAGGTTAAAAGAGCATAGACAATGTGAATTCTGCCACCTATGCTTTGACTGTATTGTATATAAAGATAGAAATAAAATTAATTTGTGCCAGTTCTTGGACAATTATTTAAAGGAGGAAAAATAGTATGATACAATTAATGGGATGTTTATTAGGATTAGCAGCAATACTTTGGTTAGTGGTTATGGTTTTATTATGTGTGGAGGATAAAGACGATGATAATTAAAGTGTTAATATTTGGTGTTGTTGGTGAGTTATTATTAGGTCTTATTTATTTTTATATAGTAACAAAGGGAGGTAAATAGTATGGAAATTAAAAAGAAAAACTACCCTAAAGGGGATTTGGTTACTAGTGGAGATATAATTATAGATGGAGATAGTTATTTATTAGTAGGCTGGGATTATGTTAAGCAAAAAGCAATTACAATAGATTTAAGCGAAACTACTAATAATGTAAGAATATATAATAATGGTGACGAAATTAGAACTAAATATAAAAATAATAGAATTATAAAAGCGTGTGATATAGTATTAAGTTTTAATGAATAGTAAAGGGAGGTAAATAGTATGGAATATAAAATAGGTGATTTAGTTAAAATAAGAGAGGACTTACAAGCAGGTGAAAAATATGGAGAGTGTAGTGTTATAGAAGATATGCTGCAATTTAGAGGTTTAGTTGATACTATAGAGTATATAGACCAAGACGGGGATTACCATTTAGCTACTTATAATAACCCTTATGTATGGAATAAAGATATGTTAGAACCGGCACTAACAATAAACCAAGCTAAAATGGATAGATTGGATATATACCAATATATATTAAACAACTTAGAGGAAACTTATAAAGCGAAAAATAATGACTATGGTAATAGTGTTGCAGACACATATAAAAAATTTGGTGATTTGTCATTCTTAGTAAGAATTACAGACAAATATAATAGACTATTAACATTGTGCAACCCAAACAACGAACAAAAGGTAAAAGATGAGAAGATTGATGATACTATATTGGACTTAGCTAATTATTGTTTACTATGGTTAGTTGAGAGAGAATATAAAGAACAATAGACGTACTTCACAATCCCACATAAAAAATGTGGGATTTTTTTTATTTTTTTTTCAAAAAACACTTGATTAATTATATAAGTAGATGTATAATTAAGTTAATAAAAGATAAGAAAAAGGGGTTGAGGTAAATGTTAGATATAAAATTTGGCAAGATGGAATTACTTCATAGTTATCAAAAGCATGGCCTTAACAAATCTAAGATATTAGAAGCATTAGAAACTGGCATCAAAGATGTAGTAACTGGTAAACAAAGCAACAAGTTAATATACACAATGAACTATACTACAATAGTAGTAGACAAAGATAACAATTTCTTAACTGCTTACAAAACAAGTAAGCATCAATACAATACTAAAAAAATAAAAAGTATAAATGGAGGTAAGTAATATGATGAAAAAATTAATGAGTTTAGGATTAGCAGGTATTTTAAGTGCAAGTTTATTAGTTGGATGTAATAGTAATAACGACAGTAAAGATAACGACACAGTAACAATTAAATACGTTGATGAAAATGGCAACGTTAAAAGAGAAAAAGTAACTAAAGATGAAGCCAAACAAATAGAGAGAAAACAACAAACTAATGACACTACTAAAAAAGAACAAACTACAAAAGAACAATCTAAAGATGAAGACGATATGACAGACGACGAAATGCAAGAAAAAGGATTAATTAAGAAAAATGGTGGACATCTAGAAGATGAAGCTAAGAAACAAGAAAAAATACATGAACAAGAAGACCAAGAACAACAAGAACAACAAGGTAAATATCCTATTAGATATGATGAAGATGGTACTCAAATAAATGATGAATATGGTAACTATACACCTGAATATGAACAAAAGAAACAAGAAGAATGGAATAGACATGAAAATTATGATGACGATGAAGATTATCCTAATAAGGACGTACATGATAGCTGTATAGACCCTGAAGATACAACTAGTACAGACAACGATGTTGAGGAATCTCCAAGTGAAACAATAGAAAATAATTAAATATCTACTTAGTAAATAGAGCATTATTTCTATACTATATATGTAAGATAAATGAAGAAAATAACGGGAGGTACAATATGTTAAAAGTAAAGAGTAAATTAAAACCAATTAATGGAAAGGTTCAAGCGTTTGTAAAGATGAAAGTAACACCACATCAAGAACCATTAATATCTCAATATGAATTAGTAGCCCTACTAATGGGCTACAGAGATGTAGTCTTAAAGGACTACTCAGACTTCGCAGCAGTACAACATATTAAAGAGGCTGTAGAGGCAATGGAAAAAGAACTAAATAGTAAGGAGGCTAAATAGTGAAATATAAAGTATTAGTTAAGAGTAAAAAAAGTGGTATGAATTGTCTTATATATAAAGCTGCTACATTGAATTACTTAATGACAATATTACAAAGTTTAAGCAATTTAGATACTGATAAATATTATATAGAAATTAAAAATGAGGAGGAGAAATAATATGATTCAAGTAAAAAGAACTAAAAACGGAACTGTAGAAACAAGAGTTAAAGGAGAAGTAAAAGATGTATTGGAGCAATTATTAAATGCCACAATAAGTATAATAATGACATTAGTAGAAAGGGATAATTTAGATAAAGAGCATATAAATGATTTTATAGACGAATTTGCACAACAAGTAAAAAATAATTTAAATAATTAAGGAGGGCTATATATGATTAAAATAACAGTGGATACTAAAAATGGAGTACAAATAGTAAAGGAAGGTGCAATAGTAAGAGGTACATTAAAAGATTTATTATATGAATTAACTGCATTACAATCTTCATTGATTGATAGTATAGTGGAGCAAAATAAAGAAAACTTACAACCAGGTGTTGATGAATTAACTGCTAAGTTTAACATGATAGACACAATAGCACAAACAACAAAAGTAGCTATAGAGAGTAACCATAAATATACTAGTGATACATCAACTACAGTGCAACATATAAAACCACTACAAGAGGAGCCAAAAGAGGAGGCGGAAGAAATAACTGTAAATGATATTATAAAAGGAGGATTAGGAATAGATATGGATAACTTAACATGGGAAATGTATGCAATGAGTGTATTAATAGAAAAATGGTGGCCAGTAATGAATGACCATATAATGAGTAAAGAAGAAATGATTCAACTACGTAAAGAAGCTAAGGACGCAGGAATAGATATGGATGACTTATTAGATGCAATGATAGATAAAAGAAGTAAGGAGATGGAATAGTATGGTAAATAAAAAGTTATTAGATGAAATGGTAGATAAATGGTGGTATAGAATGGGCGAAAAGGAAATGACTATAGAAGATTTAGAACAATTTGATGAAGACGCTGACTTAGCAGGAGTACCAGGAATAGTATTATTAGATAAAATAAAAGAAAAATATATGGAGGAGGAATAATATATGATTAAAAGTAAAGATGGAGATATTATATTAGATGGTAGTAGTGAAGACTTATTAGTAGAAGCTACAAGCATAATAGTAAGAGTAATACAAGCATTATTAGAGGAAGATTGTATAGAAGCAAACGACGTACCTAAAATTATTAATAATCTTACACAACTAATTAATGAATATACACTACCAAATAAAAGTAGTAAATACAACTAAATAACAACCAAATAGGGTGATTAATAGTACATTAATTGCCCTTTTTTAATACAAATAGAACAATAAACCTATATAATTAAGTCCTAAATGAGTTTTAATTGTACTAAAATAAGACATAAAATAGGAATTCTTACATTAATAATTGTTACTGATAACTAATATAAATTTGTGATAGGAGGATGGTCTTATGAAAAAAGTATTTGCTAAGAAATATATGGTAGTATTTCAAAGAGAGGAACATGATGAATTTGTAGTATATAATACAAAGAAGGAGTGGGATGAAGGACATACTCACATTCATAGTTACAAACAAGCAATGTATTTAGTTGATTGTATTATCAATAACAAGATACCAAAGAAGGTAAACAAGTACTTTTTAGTTAGCCTAGTAAGATTGAGTAACAGTAAGAAATATAGAGAGCAAATACAAAGGAGAATTGATGGTGAAGTGGAGATAGAACATTACCATAATACTCCAAAACATTTTAGGAAGTAGGTGATATAATGGCGAGAAAAGCAAAACTAACAGGAGATGAGATTGACCAATTATTCTTAGATTATTGTGCTAATATGACTCATAAGCAATTGTGTGATAAGTGGAATATAAGTAACAGTACATTAACAAAGCTAATACACAACGAAGGATGGGCTGAGAAAAGAAAAGCAACAAAACAACTAGCACTAGATAAGTGCCAAGCAGTATATGTAGATGCCAATAAAGAGTTAGTAGATAGATACTATCAAGCAGGATATAAACTACTATGTCTTTGGGAACAATCAATGGTAGATAACAGTAGTAGTATATTAGACAAAGAAGGAAAGATATCTCATTTTAAATTAGCTCAGGCAATACAGAATATGGTGGCCATAAAGACATTCTTAGATGAGTGTACTGGTACTATTCCATTTAAAGAAGCTATGGAGCTTAAGATGAAATACGAACAGATGGAACTTAAAAAAGCTATTGCAGGACTTGGTGGTGATGAGAGTGTACAAGATGACTTTGTAGCAATATTAGTTGACTCTTTAAAACGTATCAATGAAGGTGATGAATATGAGCAAGATTAATAAGGTAGTACCTTTTGGATGGAAACCATTTAGTGCAAAACAGATACAAGTACTATCATGGTGGTTAGACCCACGATACAAGAACAATACTGCATTGATATGTGATGGGGCAGTACGTAGTGGTAAGACAGTCTGTATGAGTTTCAGCTACATAAACTGGGCTACAGAGAGATATAATGGAATGAACTTTGCATTGTGTGGTAAAACAATAGCATCGTGCAGACGTAATGTTATTCAGCCACTAAAACAAATGTTAATGAGTAGAGGCTATGTAGTGCATGACAATAGAAGTGAGAACCTATTAACTATTAGCAGAACATGGAAGACAAAACAAGGTAATATTAGAAAAGCAATAAACTACTTTTATATATTTGGTGGAAAGGATGAGAGTTCACAAGACTTAATACAAGGGATAACATTAGCAGGAGTATTCTTTGATGAAGTAGCATTAATGCCACAGTCTTTTGTCAATCAAGCGACTGCTCGTTGCTCAGTAACAGGAGCTAAGTTTTGGTTCAACTGTAACCCTGATAGTCCTTTCCACTGGTTTAATCAAGAATGGGTTCAAAAGAGTAAAGAGAGAAACGCACTACATATACATTTTACAATGGAAGATAATTTAAGTCTAAGTCAAGAAGTCATAGAGAGATATAAATCAATGTACAGTGGAGTATTCTACAAGAGATTTATATTAGGACTGTGGGTAATGGCAGATGGAGTTATATATCCAATGTTTGACCCTGATAGACATGCTAAAGTGTTGAGTCTTAATTGGACGAGAATATTTATTAGTGCTGACTTTGGTATTCAGAATGCTACTACCTTTGGAATATTTGGATACTATGCTCCTACAAAGAGATATCACCAAATAGCAAGTTACTATCATAATGGTAGAAAAGAAGGACAGAAAACTGTCGCTGAGTACGTGACAGATTTAATTGCATTTATACAAGAGAATAATGTAATGCCTGAATACATAACGATTGACCCAAGTGCAGCTCCACTGATAGTAGAAGTAAAGAAGAATAAGTTCTTCCAACGACATAATATCAAAGTAGTACCAGCTAAGAATAATGTTGAGCTTGGAATTCAACTAGTGAGTTATCTGTTAAATCAAGATAGATTTACATTAGACCCAAGCTGTAGAAGTGATATTGAAGAATTTGGTTCATATTGTTGGGATGAAGACAAACTGGACAAAGGCGTGGAGGAAATACTAAAGATGAATGACCATGCTATGGATAAAATACGTTATGCAGTAATGACAGACAGTATTAACTATAGAACATTAGATGACGCACTTAGAGTCTTAAGTGGTAAAGGTGCTATATATTAAAAGGAGGATTAATATGGTAATAAGATACAAAACAAGACCATGCGAGATTGAAGCTATTCAATGGACAGGTAAAAATATAATAGAAATATTAGATTGGGGACAAGGTAATATACTTTGGAATGATGTAGATGATTTATTTATTGATACATTAGAAGGCAGAATGAAAGCAGATATTAATGATTACATAATAAAAGGTTTAAGGGGTGAATTTTACCCTTGTAAACCAAATGTATTTGAAAAGAAATATGAGAAGATTAAATAAGGAGGTAGGTAACAATGAGTTTGTATAACAGTATAGATAGAGCCTTAGTAGGATTATACAGTACAGATAGAAGATTTTTAGAAGAACTTCAACAAGTAAAAGCTTACTATGAATTCTATGAAGGTAGACCTGAACAGTTAGAAGATGATTTAGAAGATGGAACTGGCCAACTATGGGCAGTAAAAGACAGAGATTATAGACCAACAAGAGAGATAAGAAACTTAACAAAGAAACTACTAAAGAAACAAGGAAGATTTATGACTAGTGTTCCCCCTACTATAGTAGTAAAGAGTGTAGACGGTACTGACCCAACACTAGTTGATGATAAACGTATTGCCTTTGAGAAAATATTAGATGATGGAAAGTTTTGGAATAAGTTCAGTAAAGCATTTATGGACTGTGTTATAGGTAAACGTGTATTATTAGCATTAATGTTAGATGTAGATGACTATGGCAATCCAATAGACAATGCTCCTATCAAATTTAGATTTTATACAATGCCTGAGTTCTTATATGAGTATGACCCAAATGACTGTGACAAACTAATTAAAGTTCAGATAGCATATCAAGATGAATCCACAGTCGGTAAACTACAAAACGAACAAAGATGGCATAAATGGATTTATGAGATGAGAGGCGAAGAATGTTGGTGTACTTATATGGTAGTAGATGGTACTAACACAATAGCCTATGCCGAAGTACCAAACATATTAAATAGTAGTATTGCTGGTGAAGAACAAGACGAACAACAAATGCAACAAGTAGAAATACGTAGTGAATGGAATACTGGGTTGAGCTGCATACCATGTGCAGTTATATTCAATGACGGACTTACTGGTGATATTAGAGGACGTAGTGATGTAAAAGACTTAATGGATATGCAAGAAGACTATAACAAGACTGTCAGTGATTATAGAGACAGTTTAAGATTTGCAATGTTTGACCAAACTGCATTTATAGATGCAGATAGTGCCTCAATAGAGGGAATTGTTATTGCTCCAGGGGCAATACTAGATATAAAAACTGATACATCTTTAGGAATGGGTACTGCTACTGGTAGTTATAAACAAGCCTCTGTACAAAAGGTCGGTAGTGAGTTCACCTTCCAAGGAGCAGCCGATGCTTATCTTGAGAGATTGAAAAAAGATATGTATGAGTGCATGGAACAACCACTACCTGAGTCTTTAGTAAATGTGGCCAGTGGTAAAGCTCTACGTATGTTATATGATGACCTTATTACACGTTGCGAAGAAAAATGGGCAACATGGGATGAGGCGATTATATGGCTATTAAGATTAATTGAAGAAATAGTATTAAAGAGTGATTTATATCCAGAGGACCCAACTATTAAAAAATCTATGCAATATAAAGTGAGCCTAGACCTTGACCATAATTATCCAATTCCAGATGATGAAGTTGATACTAAGACAATAGCAATCAAAGAAGTAGAAGCCAATGTACGTAGTAAGCAAAGTTATATCAGAGAATTTGGTTCTGCTGAGGAAGCTGATAAAGAGTTTGATGAAATCCTAGATGAGATGGATAAAGTCAACATGACTCAAAATAGTATGGCCGATTTAAATGGCTCAATTAGTAAAAATGATTAATTTTCTATACTATATATGTAGATAAAAAAGTGTAGGAGGTTGATTGATATGAGTAAACAAGGTGGATGGACTAAAGGACGTAGAGGAGAAAAACAATTGAAGTTCAAATGTAAATGTGATAAATGTGGCAGAGAGTTTTATCCAAGAGAAAAAGAGTTGGCCATATTAAAAGGATGTATCATTATTAGAGGATTTGAATGTAGATGTGGAGCTCAGTACGTGACAGTTGTCACTGACAATCAACTACGTAGAGAGATGGCACAACTACAAGATTTATTAGCTGAGTTCAAGAAGATACAATACACTAATAGATATGATATAAACGAACAGATAAAAATACGTGGATTTGTTCCACAAGAGATACAAGATAGAGTAAATAAAAAAGAAAAAGATTATATGGACACAATAACAGAACTTAGACGTGATATAGCTGAGAGAGGAAAAGTATTAAAAGAAAAATATAAAGGCTACATTAAGTAGCACTGAAGGGGGTTAATAAACCTCCTTTTTTAATAGAATAAATTGTATAGGAGGTGGAGGTATTGGGAAGAACAGAATTCGATGGTAATAGGAATACTCAGAATGCAATAGACTATTTAAAAACACTTAATGGTCAATTAAATAATAAACCAAAAGAGTTAACTAAAAAGCAACAACAACAGATAATACAAGTCTATAAAAAGGCTTATATGGATACAATTAATAGAGGTATTAAAAATGCTTATGGCGATAGTAAAGCAGTAAAGAATTTAACTGCTGCCTATAGTCAACAAATATATGATGAGTTACTAAAGGTAGTAATGAAATATAATAGTAAGGTTGCTAAAGATTTATCTGATATAAATAAACAGATGATGCAGCTATTAATGGGTGATGGATATCAACAGATTAAAGAACAAGTAGATAAATTAGTTGACATAGTTAACGCTGACACTGTAGAGCAATTAATACGAGGAAAGCTATATGAAGATAGAAAAGGACTTGATAAAAGACTTTGGAGTTGTACCAATACAAGTGGAGAGAAGATAGAGGACGCTGTAGCTAGTTGTATGGCAGAAGGTATGAGTGCTGCTGATATGGCTGAGAACTTAAAACAGTTTGCTATGGGTGGTCATCATACATGGAGTAGAAATAAGATAAGAGAAAAACTAGGTAGTGGTTATGCTAGAAAATATAGTGGTGGACTAGACTATGAGTCATTGAGATTAGCACGAACTACAATAACACACCAAGCTCAGATAGAAACAATCAATACTAGAAAAGTTAATCCATACATGGGAGGAGTAAAGTGGCATAGTAATCATGAGGCAGGTAGAACTTGTGATTTATGTAATTCTAGAGATGGCCATATATTTATAGTTGATAAAGAAGATATCCCACTTGACCATCCAAATGGAGCATGTTGGCTAGAACCAGTATGGATGATAAATGGCAAAGAGGCAACACCTGAGGAGATTGCTAAAGACATGAGAGCATGGGCGAATGGCGAGAAGAATAGTGGTGCTATGGATAAAATACCTGAGTATAAAGGACTTGGAGGTACAGCTAAACCTAAAACTAAACCTAAAACTACTAGAGTTAAGACTACTACAACTAAGAAAAAAGCTGCCACTACTAAGACAACTAAGAAAACAACTACTACTGCACAAGGTGGTATTTATACACCAGAAGAACGTGCAGCTAAATACACTGAATTACATGAAACACTTAAAAAACAAATATCCAAAACAAATAAAAAATACACTACTGAAGGTATATTAGAGGCATTAAAACAAGCACCACTAGATGTACAGGATATGTATTTAAGTATAGGTGAATTCCAACGTACTAATTCAACTGGTGGAGCCTTTTATTCACTTGGGGATAAAAAAATTCATATGTCTTTAAAAGATGATAGAAATCTTAGAATTAGATACTTTGGTGAAAAACATAGATATGATGTATTATTCCATGAGTGGGGTCACTTAATAGACGACCAAGGGGTGACTAAACGTTCCAAAGAATATAAGTTTGCAGATGGAAAAGAGCTTATGTTTGCCAAAATAACAATGGATACAGCAGTAAAACCTACAGGACTAGCACAGTCTTTTGAAAGGGATATGAATAACTGGAAAGCTAAATGGGTAGAAGAAAAATTCCAAGGCAAAAAGACTTTAGCTGATACACCGGCACCACTAGTTAATGGTAAGTTTGCAGACTTCTTACAACAAAACGAAGTATTTACAATAGCACTACAGGATGCAGCTAGGGGTATGTCAAAGGGTGCAGTAAAAACTAAATGGGGACATGATACCAATTATTATACAAGAAATGCAGTTGGGAATATTAATAAATACGAAGCTGCTTGTATAGAAGTATCTAGTGAGTTATGGGCAGAAATTAGTTCCAGTATGACACAACCGGAAACACGTAAATTCTTATACGAAAATTTCCCTGAGATGATGAAGTCCTATGAAAAAATAGTTAAGAAGACATTAAAAACAATTAAAAAGTAGTTAGTAAATAGATGAGATTTTATATACTATATATGTAAGGAGTTGATAAGAATGAGAGAAAAATTACAAAACTATTTAGACAAATTTGAAGAATACTTTCCATTAATGGAAGTAGAAGGACTTACTGAACAAGAGATAATAGACATCATAGATAGATGTATATCTAGCAATAAAACTTATGGAGAAATATTTTATGCAGATGGTAAAAATAAAGATATAATAAAATAGGGAGGGATTTATATGGTAATACCTGAAGAAGTAAGAGTTGGAAGTGTATTTTATAAAGTGGAGTTAACTGATAGACCAATATCATTTAATGGTAGACAGTGTTTGGGAGTATGTGATAAAGATATCCATACTATACAACTAGACCCAACACTACAAGATGACCAAGGTTTGATGCAAACATTTTACCACGAGTTAGCACACGCAATGATGTTTGAGCGTGGCATAGACTTACAAGCAATGGGACTTAGCTATGATGACTTTGAAGAAGTTATAGACGGTATGGGAATGATGATGCACCAGGTATTACTAGACAACCCCGACCTAACACTAACACCGGAAGAATATGATAAGAAATATCCACCTGAGGAGGAAGAAACTAAATAGATAATAAGACACTCAACATAACAGTTGAGTGTTTTTTATTGCTCAATTTTAGTTAATATTTTTCCAATGAATGTAATATATAAATACGACAAGAGGTTCTTGGATATCCTTTAAATCCTCGTATTAAGTATTAATAATGTTTTCTTTGTTTTCTCAAAACACTGTATATAATCGTCGATGGACGTTAAACTGGAGGTAAGTATGGCGAAAAGAAAATTAAGAGAATTTTTAGCAGGACTTGATAATGCAGCTGAGGTAGAATTAGCTATAACAAAAGCCCTAGAAGAACAGGGATGCAAAGTACTGATAGATGATGGTAAGGACAATAAATATGTACCTAAAAATCGCTTAGATTCTAAGATAGCGGAGTTAGCAGAGGCTAATGATGAGATTGAGTCCTTACAAAAGCAAGTAAAAAATCCTACTGAAGCTGAGAAACAAGTTAAAGCTTTAGAAGAAAAAATTGCCGGCATGGAAGCGACTGCTAAAAAAGAGAAATTAACAACTGCCATAAATAAAGAGTTAGCTGAGGCTAAACCTAAAGATGTAAACGACTTGATGAAATTCTTAGATATGGAAAAAGTCGTATTAAAAGATGATGGTACTGTTGAGGGATTAACAGACCAGTTAACTGCATTACAAAAGGACAAGGCCTATCTATTTGATAATGCAGAGCCACAACCACAACCCAATAAGGGTTTTTTAAATCTTGGTTCTCCTGGAAAGCCAAGTAATTTAAATGCTTTTGGTAGTAAAACTACACATGAAGGTGACTTTGGGTCACTATTAGGTAAACAATGTAACGAACAAGCTCAACAAATTGATAGTAATTATTTCTTTAATGATAAATAATATTTAGGAGGTGGCTTATATGCCAAAATTAAAAAGTAAGAAAATATTAGCTCCAGAAAAACAATTTTTAGCATTTCCTGACCACTATGTTAACTTACCTGGTAAAATAGCTTTTGCAGAACTTGCTAAGTTAGCAACTACTGACGAAGCTACTTATGGAGAAAAGAGTGGTAAAGTAATAGCAAGAGGTACTTTAGTTTATATGGATGAAGATGGTAATGTATCAAAACCAACTTTTACTGCTGCCGCTGCTAAAGGTACTAAAGCTAATGCAGTATTATTCAACACTATAGACATAGAAGACTATGACGCAGTTACAGACCCTTATGTTAATGCATCAATATTAGTACATGGATTTGTAAGAAAAGATAGATTATTAGGTGATAAAGATGCCATAGAATTTGGTGATTTGATTCACGTGGTAAATAAATAGGAGGTGCTTATAAATGGCAAATGTAAACTTATTCGATTATATAAATGCGAAAGAAATAGCTGCATATGTAAAAGAAAACCCAATAAACAAAGAACCATACTTTGCTGAGACACTTTTCCCTTCAAGAACTAGTATGGGAACTGATATAAGTTGGTTAAAAGGAGCTAATGGACTTCCAGTAGCATTACAACCATCTGAATACGATGTTAAAGCACGTATGAGAGAAAAAGAAGGATTTGAAGCAGTTGCTACTGAAATGGCATTCTTTAGAGAAGCTATGAGAATTGGTGAAAAAGATAGACAACAATTAAATCTATTATTAGCTCACCCTGATAACACAGTGGCACTACCTTTAATAAGAAAAATATTTGATGAAGCGGCTAGATTAATAGAAGGTGCTAGAGTTCAAGCAGAAATAATGCGTTGTCAACTAATGGTTGACGGTAAAATAGATGTTGCTAGTGCAGATGGTAGAGCACGTTATGTATATGATTATGGTATGACAAACTTATACAAAGCTGTTAGAGCTGCATGGGTACCAACATCTAAAACTACTGCTGACCCAGTTAGAGACTTAATAGACATATGTGATGATATGGAATTAAAAACTGGTGTAAGACCTTCTAGAGCAGTAATGAATAGAAACACATTTTTAAATATGATAAACTGTGATACAGTTCAAAAGATGATGTATCCAGATGATTCTACAATGCATTACTTTGTTAGTGAACAACAAAAGAAATCATTCATTGAACAAGTAACTGGAATATCAATCTACGTATACAGTAAGAAATTTGGTAAATTAGACCACTCCACTGGATTAGCACATGCTACAGAACAAGTAACATTAATACCTGATAATAAAGTTGTATTAATGCCAAGTGGAAACTTAGGTAATACTGTATATGGTACTACTCCTGAAGCATCTGACTTAATGTCAGGAACAGATGCTCAAGTGGCACAAGCTGCTTATGGTACTACTGTTACTACATTCAAGGAAAAACATCCAGTACAAGTTGTTACTGTTGTATCATGTGTTATGATACCTTCTTTTGAAGCAATAGATAATTGTGCAGTAATAGATGTATCTGCAAAAGGAGAAATAGGCGCATAATTAAATAGCTCATTGTATTCACTTATATATACAGAGTAGGCAAGGCTAACAATACAGCTTAGCCTACTCAATTTTTTTATAGGAGGTGGGTTGCGTGGTAAATATTGACCAACTAAAAGTCTTGATAATGGAAGACCAATATCCTACATTTACAGATGAACAACTAATGGCAATGGCGGTTATGTATGATAATATATATCAATTGGCCTATATATGTTGTTTAGCTAAAGCGAGTGCAGATGAAATCACAATTGGTGCTATAACAATAAAGAACAGTGCTGATATGTGGAACAATATGGCCAAGATGTTTTTAGACCAATACAACAAAGACATAAACGGCGGAAAAGCGACCTCCATAACTGGAAAGGTGCCACGTAGAGTAGATGAGCAATAGACAATCAATACAAGTCGGTGTAATTAAAAAGGTACAGAGTGTCATAAATAATTATGGTTATCAAGTACCGATATATAGGGATATATATGAAGTGGATTCAATGGGATGTAAAGTATTAAAGGAAGAAATGTCTTATATACAAGACTTACAATGTGTAATAGATAACAGCTCCAGTGGCAGAAGTAAAAGTATAACTAATAATGACCAAGGTATTATAAAAGGTTACTCATATGCCACACTATATGCAACATATGTAAAAGATTTTCCATTACAAGAAGATGACTTTATAGTTTATGAAAATGCTTATTACAAAGTACTGGAGATAATTGATGTAGTGCATTATAATCTACTATACCAAGTTTCATTGGAAAGGGTTGATTTAGATGGCTAATACAATAACATTCGATACTAAAGAATTCAATGACAAAATAAAAAACTTTGACAAAACAATGCAGGCTGAGTTAAAGGTAGTAGGTAGTACCATTAGTAAGAATATGCAGACATATGCGAAAGCTAATCACCCTTGGACAAATAGAACTAAGACAGCACAAAATAAATTGAAAGGTGAATATAAAGTAACTGAGAACGACTTAGATATTAGTATTAAGCATGGTGTTTACTATGGTTACTACTTAGAGACACGAGCTGACTTTGATGGTAAATATCAGATATTAGAAAAAGCAAGAGACAGTGAGATAAGTAATTTTAAAGGCATGATACGCAACTTGTTTTAGTGAGGAGGGTTAAAAAATGAGTGCGAGACTTAATATATATAATGTAATAAAAGACGTGTTGAGAACAGTGCCAGTACATGACCGTCCTGCACGTATCACAGAAGATACTGCAATAATAATGAGAACAAGCGCTAACCAAAGTTTTGATAATACCCTTTGTGGATGGGATAACTGGATTATATATATCTATACTCCACATAGCCCTCTACAACTAGATACGTTGAGAAACAAAGTTAGAAAAGCGTTATATATAGCTGGCATTGAAATCACGCACGACATGAGCGATGATATGTATGACCAAGATTTAAGATGTTATGTGTGTTCTATAACTTGTAGAACACCAGTAATTTTTAATTATAATGAATAGGAGGAAAATAAAATGGCTATATTGTATAATATTAAAAAGGCAGTAATAACTGAACTTGACCCAACTACAGGGGCAGCTAAAACTGAAGGAGTTGTGGCTCATATAAAAACTGCTCAAAAGGCAGAATTGGAACCAGTGCTTAGCGAAGGTGAAGAAGATATATTAAGAAATGATGTTAGTATCTTAGCAGTTGTTAGAACAGATGACTTAATTTATGGATATGACATAAAACTAACAGACAATCAATTTGATGACACAATGGCAGGACTTGTAGCTGGTTATAAAGTAGAAGACGGAGATACATCAGGTACTAAAAAATTATCAACTCCAATGATGAGTGAAGGAAACGTAGCAAAACCATTTAAACTAGACTTATATGTTGCTAACTATAGCGGAGACTCAATTGTTAACTACGCTAAAGTAACATTGAATAAATGTACAGGAAAATTCCCTACAATGACTGTAGGAGATGGATTCTTTGCTCCAGAGTTTGAAATAAAAGCTAGAGAAAATACAAAAGCAAAACTACCAATAAAAGAAATAACTTTTGTTGATGAATTACCTGAAGACCCAGCACCAGGAAAATAATATAAGGTATATAGGAGGAGAATACAATGAGTGAATTAAAAGTAATAAGTGCAAGAGAATTTAGAAAAAAGGCAACTAGAATAATAGAAATAGATGGATTTGAACCTGGTGAGAAAATAGCAGTAAGAATTAAACCAGCTAGTCTATTAAATCTTATGATGAGTGGAAAACTTCCAAATAATCTTTTAGGAACAGTAAATGATTTATTTGAACGAACTGAAAAAGATAAACCAATGGAATTATTTGAACAAGATGAAAACAAAATAAAAGATATAATGGAAATAATAGATTTAGTATGTGAACAAAGTTTGGTGGAACCTACGTTTGAAGAAATTAAAGATGTAATAACAGATACTCAGAAAATGCAAATAATGGGTGAAGCACAAGGAAATGTAAATGCTGCCATACCCTCTATTCGAAAGTAGAAGAATATTAAATGTTATTTCTACTGCTAAGACCTTTGGATGTAGACCTAGTGATTTATTAGGTATAGATGAAGATGATGTGTATGGTCGTTACTGTGTAGATGAGGCGGCTACATATCTATACAATATGATGCAGCCTGATAAAGATGGTAAAACTAAAAAACCAATATTTAGAGAAGATATAATAGAAAGTAAAACTAAAAATCCGGGTTTAGATTTACTGATGAGCTAATAAAATTAACAGTAGGACGAAGGTTCTACTGTTTTTTTTTAATTATATGAAGGTGGTGAATAATATGGCTGGTGTAGATTTAGGGAGCATTGTTGCTCACCTAAAATTGGAAATGAGTGATTTTAATAGTAACTTAAATAGAGCAGTTGAGCAAGTAAATCAGACACAAAGTAGTTTCAGTGGTTTAAAAGCTACTGGGGAAAGTTTGTCTAGTGTAGGTACTGCTCTTACAGCAGGAGTAACTGCTCCAGTAATGGCCTTAGGAGCAAGTGTTGTTAAAACTCAGATGACATTCGAGCATTCAATGTCAAAAGTAAAAGCGTTATCAGGAGCTACTGGTAGTGACTTAAAATTATTAGAAGACACTGCAAAACAAATGGGTGCATCAACTGTATATAGTGCAAGTGAGGCAGCTGATGCGTTAGGATATATGGCACTGGCGGGTTGGGATGCTCAACAATCGGCAGCAGGTTTACCTGGAGTACTTAATTTGGCGGCAGCATCTGGAATGGATTTAGCACAAGCATCCGATTTGGTAACTGATTATTTAACTGCATTCGGATTAGAGGCTGACCAAGCAGGACGTATGGCAGACGTACTATCTTATGCACAAGCTAACTCAAATACAACAACTGAAATGCTAGGAGAAGCATTTAAGAATTGTGCAGTTAATGCTCACAATGCAGGTATGACACTAGAAGAAACTACTGCAATCTTAAGTAAATTTGCAGATGCAGGTCTTAAAGGTAGTGAAGGTGGTACAGCCTTAAATGCAATCATAAGAGATATGACTCAAAAGATGAAAAATGGAGCAATACAAATAGGTAATACGTCAGTAAAAGTTCAAGACGCTAATGGTAATTTTAGAAGTATGACTGATATTATACGAGATGTAGATAAGGCAACAGAAGGCATGGGAGATGCTCAGAAGACGGCAGCACTTATGACAACATTTACTGCTGACTCAATAAAAGGTATGGGTATATTATGTAATACAGGAGCAGACAGTATTGATAACTTTACAAAGGAACTAGAAAAAAGTAACGGTACTGCAAAGAAAATGTCAGATATGATGAACTCAGATTTAACTGGAGCATTAAAACAATTGAGTAGTGCTTGGGAGGCAGTACAACTTGATATTGGGAATACTACTGGTCCACTATCATTGATAGTAGGTATGCTAACAAAATTACTTCAATCCTTCTTAAACTTACCGGGGCCTATTAAACAAGTCATAGTATCACTGGCACTATTACTTGCAGCCGTGGGGCCTATACTACTTGTTATTGGTAAAGGTATTCAGGCATTTTTAAAAATGAAGCAAGCAATAGGAATATTAAAAGCTGCATTCCGCGCAGCACGAACAGCCTTTTTAATATTTAAATCAGTTATAATGGATACAATTGTACCAGTAATAGTTGATACTGTAATACCTGCATTACAAAGTCTATGGGCAGTATTATTAGATAATCCAATTGTATTAGTCGTGGCAGCCATAGCGGCTCTTGTAGCTGCTTTTATATGGGCATGGAATAATATTGATGGATTCAAAGAGTTTTGGATTAATCTTTGGGAGAATATAAAAACTATAGCCAGTAATGCTATAGATTCATTAAAAAACTTCTTTACTCAAACTGTACCTCAAATGATAAGTGATATAGGAAATTGGTTCAGTAACTTACCTGAAACTATATGGTTTTGGTTATGTTATGCAGTAGCTTATGCCGTACTATGGGTAGGACAAATGGCACAAAAGGCATATGAAGCTGGTAGTAAATTTGTACAAAATGTCATTACATTTATTCAACAATTACCTGGTAAAGTATGGACATGGCTAGTAAATACTATTAGTCGTGTTGGAAGTTGGGTAGTTCAAATGGCAAGTAGAGCTCAACAAGCAGGTAGTAGATTCTTAAATGGTGTAAGTACATTCATACAACAATTACCAGGTCGTGTATGGTCTTTCCTAGTATCAACAATTTCAAGAGTAATATCTTTTGCGGCAAGTTTTGCTCAAAAGGGTAGAGAAGCTGCACAGAGATTCAAAGATAATATCATAAATGGTATTAGTAGTTTACCTGGAAGAATGGTGACTATAGGAAGTAATATCATACATGGTATTATTACTGGTATTACTAATGCGGCTGGTAATTTATTTAGCACGATGCAAAATATAGCAAGTAGAGCTTTAAATGCAGCAAAAGACGCTTTGGGTATTCATTCTCCATCAACAGTATTTAGAGACATGGTAGGGAAAATGATACCGGCTGGTGTTACTGTTGGTATTGAGGCGAATGCAGGTAAAACTATAAAAGCTATTAAAGATTATGCTAGTAGTCTAGTAGAGACTATAGATACAAATAAATTCCTAGGAAAAGTTAATATGAGTACAGCAGGTATTAATATAAATAGTGAAAACACAGTGGATAGTAATTTATTGTATGCGATAAAAGGTATGGCACAAGCAATGCAAGATAGTAAACAAGAATTCGACTATAAAGAAATGGGAAAAGAATATAAAAAGGCATTACAAGATACTAATACTCCAATACTTATGGACAAAGTAGTGGTAGGACAAAAGGTAGCTAAGTCAGTACAAGAAACAAACGACTACTACAATGACCAAAAGGAAAGATTTAGAGGTGAGAGAGATTATGTATAATTATTTTAATTTTAATGGAACTCAGATAAATGATTTAGCAATAGTAACTAGTATAGAGAAACCATATATACCTGAAAAATCTATTGATACTATTAATGTATCTAGTAGAGACGGTGAGATATTTGACGGGGCCAAATATGACCCTGTCTCTATCCCTATCTCACTTGCAATAATAGGTGATACTGAGGAAGAATATAAGACTCGTGTTCAATGTCTTCATGATATTCTTAGTACAAAACAAGAAGTTCCAATAAAGTTTTGTGAGAATATCACCATATATGGAATGTTAAAAGGAGCACTTAAAGTAAAGAAAAAGAATAGTATGAGTGGGTATGCTGACATAGAATTAATATGTCATACACCATATAGCTATAGTGATAATGTACAGGCATACAATGCCGAAGATGGTCAACAGACTGTGGTAGTTGAGAACAATGGTGAGTTAGCGACTCTACCATATGTAAGTATAGGCTTTGGAGCAGACGCTCATTTTGCTCAACTTCAAAATAATAAGACTGGAGAAAAAATATTGGTAGGGGATTATCCACAACTACAATTGAGTACCACAAAGAAGGAACAAACTCTTATATTACATGACCCTTGCACCAGTGTAGGTACATTAATTCAGAGTGGAGCAAATATTAATGCAGGTCGAGGTACTGGTGGTTCCTTTACTATTTCATCTGGAGGTGAAAGTTTTATTCTTAGTGAATTGGGTAGTAGCACTGAGAAAATAAAAGGAGCGTGCGCACGTATTGCGTTGAGTAAAAATATTGATGATTTTAAAGTAATGGTGAGAATGCAATGTAGGTCAAGTGGTAAAAATGGAGACCCTAACAATGTTTTAAGTGAGCAAGAAAAAGTTAAAGAGACTGTAGTGGAAGGTGGTAAAGTTACTTATTATGAAGTAACTGCCAACGGAGTTAATTACAGAACTCAGCCAAGTACAAAAGGAAAATCTCAAGGAATTATTCCAAAAGGAACAAAATTAACCGATGTAACAATTCAGAATGGATGGGCGAAGATAAAATACAAAACTAAAACCTATTATGTATCAGCAAAATATATAAAGAAACAAGTAAAAGACAATTCTAAAAGTGTTGTAAAGGAATTCACAGTAGCTAATATGTGGTTGACTCCAAGTAAAACACTAACAGGTGGTAGTTGTGTAGTATATACAAAACCTAACCCAAACAGTAAGGTAGAATGTACTATACCATATGGAACAAAATTGAGAATAATACAAAGAGCATATACATATAAACCAAAGGATTCTAATAGTGCATCCCAGACAATAACATACTATAGAATATACAAACCTTGGAAGGATAAGAACGGTAAGAAACATACTGGTTATATAAATGTAGACAATCTTAAAGGCGCGGCAGCAATGGATAATAGTGTTGATTATAGTGATGACCCTGCATACGCAGACCATAAGACAGGAATAGCTGAGGTATATGGATTCGATATAAACGGTACTCAGATATTCAGATTATATTTAGGTGATATTAATCAATATTTTGAGTATAACCAAGCAGAGGTAAGTGTTAGTAAAAAATCTATATTGATAACAAGTAATGATACGCCAAAGGAAAAAACTGACCAAACTGTTGATAATAATGGTAAAATTGTTACTAATCATTATATGAGTGGTAAACATGGTAGTTGGAATGATGCCAATGCTTACTTTACATTAACTAGAAAGAAAACTGGTAAATACTACGTATATAGTGCTCAAGTACAAAAGAATGATGATGGAACATTTACTCAGTCTGTATCGGCAAACAATAAACGTAGTAGTGAGTACTCTACAGAACCATTAAGTTACTTAGCTATATATCTAGGAACAATGGCAGATAAGTTAGAAAATGCTTGTGGAGTCGGTATTAGTGATATAAGAGTATATGAATTGAATCCGGAGAGTGAGGAGATTTCTAATATAAAATACTTTGAAGCAGGTGATAAATTAGACTTGGATTTTGAGAATGGTGATTGCTATTTAAACAATGAGCTGAGAAATGATTTAGTAGATATTGGTAGTTCATATTTTACTGTAGATGAAGGTGAAACAACATTACAAGTAGTTAGCGATGATACATCTGCGAGTCTAGGTGTATTAATAAGAGAAAAATGGTTAGGAGTAGTAGATGAAGATAGAAGTACTCCAGCTGAGAATTTAAATTTAACTAGTGAATAGGAGGTATTTAAATGATTAAAAACTTATATATATTTGACAATACGAAAAAACTATTAAAACTAATAAATACCACAAATACCAATAACATAAAAGTGTATGATGACACTTATACTAGTGAACTTATAACGGGGGCAGAGACTTATACTGCCTCCTTTAAAGTAAGTTATCAAGACCAACCAATATTTTTAGAAGGTAACTATATTGGATTTTATTGGCAAGATAACTTTAAACTTATGCAGATTAAGAAAACCACTAGTATTGAACACATAGATGATGTGACTATTACAGTTTATGCAGAGTTTATTGGTATTGAATTATATAATAGTTATGTGGATAAATTTGTGGCAGACGGAAATGCGACAAAATTATTGGAAACTATACTAATGGATACTAACTATAAAGTTGGCTATGTAAGTCCTTCATTAGATGAGGAAGCCTTTAGAGTAGAGACTACAGAAGTTACTAGTGTATATTCAGTCATACAGAATGCGACTTCAATATTATATGAATGTGAATGGCAATTTAGAACAGTTCCAGTAGACATAAAAAGAGGTAAATTTAACTTCTTTGTAGACTGCTTTGCGAATGGTGAGAGAGGAACTAAAAGATACAAAAGATTTGAGAGTGACAGAAATAGTTATGGTATGAAACGTACTGGAGATATTACAAACTTTTGTAGCGGTATTATTCCAGTAGGTAAAAATGGACTTACTATTAGTGATGTAAAATGGGAAAAAGAACAAGGCGACCCAACCGACAAACCACTTGGTCAGAATTATATATTTGATGAGAAAGCGCATGAGATGTTGAATAATGGCGGTAAATATGTATTGATGAAATATAAAAGTGATGCAGAAGATATATATACATTAATTCATGAAGGGTATGCGAAATTAAAAGAACTGAATAAAACTAAATTCAGTTATGAGATACCAGTATATATGACCGAACGAGATTATGAGGAAATTGATATTGGTGATACTAACTATGTTGTTAGCAGAAAATTTAATCCTCCAGTTCAGTTAGAAGCACGTATTACAAAATTTGAAATCAGTTTTACAGATAGAACTAAAAATAGTATAACTTTAGGGAACTACAAACAAATACGTAGTAAGATGAAGTCTCTTAATAAAGATGACATAGTTAATGATGTTGTAGATATAATTAAGAAACACGGAAAATTGACTGCTAGTGATTTACTTGCTATTAGAAATTATCTAAATCAACTAGGCATTGATAAGAAATTAATAGACAAACTTATTAAACAATATACAGACAAAGTAGTGCCCGACCCTATAAAACCTGGCGATGACTCAGACAAAATAAGTGAAGATACAGAGGATTATAGAAGTATAAACATAAAGAAAATCGATAATGGACTTTGGATAGGTGATAGTAGAATTCATGACTGTATTAAATATAAATGTGGAGAAATAAAAGGTAAAACTCCTACTACTCAACCTCAACCAGACAAGAAAGAGGACAGTAGTAAAACTGCAAAACAATACAAAGCAGCCGTAGATTATTATGCAGGATTTGGACTAGGTAAATGGAGTGATAAGTATAGTGATGTTAGGAATATGCGTAGCAAATCCAACCACTGGAAAATATATGCTCCAGTTGAGTATTACAGCAAAAAATTTGGACTTGACCCACAACTAGTTTACGCAATGATATATGCAGAATCTAGTGCCGACCCATACGATGCTACAAAAGACCCAGCGGGTGCGTACGGACTTATGCAATGTGAGAGAGGTACTTATTTTAATAAGAAAATGAAAATTAAATATTTAGATGGCAAAGTTGAATACTTTACACCAAGTTATTCTAATATGAAACCTAAATCTTGTGGCACTAAAAGAATAAACGGTGTAACCGTGGATAAAGCTATATGTAATCAAATAATGGTTGGTTGTAACGAAATGAGAGCTAGACTTGAAGACTACCATTTTAATATATTTGCTGCTTTGTGTGGTTATAACTTTGGTATAGGTGGATTCCAATGGGTGGTTATGCACTACATAAAGGATAGATACAAACTTAATATAGTTGTAACTAATAATGGAAAAAGTGCCTTACTATACAAACAATCCGCAGCAGTTAAAAAGAAATACTGGGAAGTAATAGACACAATGCAAGCACCTTGGAAAAATTATAGACAAAAATATAAACAAGTTACTGGATGGGGTACTCCTACTAATATAGAATGTTATTTAAGATGGTACAAAGTAGTAGACGGTCAATTGCCATACTGCATTGATAATAAAGGTAAGAAAAGAGGTTATGGAGCAGTAAAACCAGGTACATCAAATAAAAGTGCAGAAGCTACGGCTGTATCTACAGAAGCTGCAATGACTAGAGCAACAAGTGTTAAAAATGCCCCTACATGGAAAATAGATGGTAATACTACAAATACAAAAGGGGTTGCTGAGAATGTAAGAAAGAAAATAGTAAATAAAGCTAGGGAAATTTGTGAATTACATCAAAAGTATAAAAAAGCTACATATTATGCAGGAGCTTGTATTTATGATGATAGTAAAAGACATAGAGTAAGTGGAACTATCCACGGTATTAAAAACCCATACTGCTACGTATGTAGTTCACTTAGTAGTTGTGCTTACCTATACGCAGGACTTAGAAGTGTAACTGCAAAATACGGTGGAGCCAATTGTGCCTACGGTACTTTAGTAAAAAGTGCTACAAAATATAGTGGATATACATTAAAGAAACTAACAAGTAAAACAATTGATGAATTACTACCTGGAGACTTAATCATGTTGAGTAATGCCACAGTTCCTTCAAATGTAACTGTCGCTTGGGCATCAAAATCAGGTGGGGATAGTAAATATGCCACTGGCGGTACTCACCACGTAGTTGTGTATTGTGGAAAAGTAAGTGGTAAACGTATGATAGCCCATGCTAGTGGTGGTTATAAATGGCCGAGAGCTATAAGATATGAAGACATGAGTATAACATATAGTTCAAGAGGTAGTATGACACACTGGTATACACATGGAATAATACTTAGACCTTGGGATTTAGCGAGAGCAGACAAAGAGGCGAAAGTAAAAAACCAATCAGCTACAAAACCAACTCCTCCAAAAGACATAGTAGATGATGATGACGGAACAACATATGAAGTTACTTATAAAGGACTTAACAGTGCAGCTCCTAAAGACTTTGTAGAAGGTGGAAAACTTATTACTAATATCACTGTCAATGGAGTTACTGACAAAACTCCATATCCTAAGACTGTCAGTCATGTAATGCTAGCATTTGGAGTTCCTGCACTAGGGGATAATGTGGATAACGTTGTGGAAGATTATAAATCTCTTATAAAAGCCTTACTAAAGAAATATCCAAAGAAACCAATATTTGTATGTGAAGAACCACGTTTGAGAAGTTCTCAATCAGGTAACTATGAAAAAATGAATGCAGCGATAGATTCTCTTAATAATATGATGTTAGACTACTGCAACAAGACAAGATACGTTATATTTTTAAGAAAACCAAAAGATATGTGCGACACAACAGATAAACATTATTGGCTTAGCAGTCTGACTACCGACGGCTATAGAATGAAGGACAAGGCATCTACTCAGACTTACTACAAAGAATATAAGAAAAAGATATTATACTTTGGTGAAGGAGCAGAATGGGAAAGTGATAGTGCTACAAGTAATAAAATGTTAGATAGTCAAAGAGTATACAGTTATAATAAACCGTTGAAGAAATTACAATTCAGAGTGCCTGCTACTTCATCAACAAACTACAATGATAGTTATTATGCACGTATTGTATTCACTACTGCAAAAGGATTCAAGCTAATACAACCTGGCACAGTATACCTAGAAGGTGTGGACTGTAAGAATGGAGTACTATTACCTAAAGTAGGTACTACTTATATTGTATCTGTGTATTATAATCCTGACACTACAATAAGTGACAAGCCGTATTTAGGAAGTGTTGGAGCTAAGAAAAAAGGCACTAATTATGCACAACCACTTTTTAAATATTCCTCAGACCTAGTTAAAATAGCTGATAGTTATTATAAAAATAATAGTAAGTTCAGTTATAATTCTACTACACCTTGTGACTTCAAGAATCCTGCTGAGAATATCAGTAAGTGGAAAGTAAACGGAAAATATCAAATAGATGATAGTTGTTTTCTTAATTATGTATTAACTGGTTGGACTTATGAAAAATCTCCATATGGCAACGAAAAGAAAGCTGATAATAATAGAAATAATAGTATTAGTTGGGCAATTCCAAGCACTAGAGATGAAGCTAATATAGGAAAATATTTTGTACAGAAGAACTGGGTAGTAGATGTAGCTGATTTAACAACATTTAAAAATTTAGCAATCGGTGATATTATATTTATGGACGCTGACAGTAAGAATAATGGTGAGTTTATGGCGATATCTCATACAGCTATAGTAGTTGAAAAAGACAAAGATGGTGACTTTGTGGCACTTGAATGTACAAACGGTTTATCCAGTGGTGTGTTTAGAAAGGTAAAAGTAAAAAGTTTATCAAGTAAAAATATATTATTTGTTGGTAGATTTATGATTGGATAGGAGGGATTTACATGATGGATGATGGACGAGAACACGTTGATAGACCTATATATGATGATGACGGCGAGATGATTATATGGCCAACGTTAGATGATGATATGGAAGAATTTGCAGAGGAATCAGAAGTAGCTACTGTAGCTGCTTCTGACGATACTACAGAAGATGACACGTATTATGAAGTACCTGACACTGTAGAAGATGACCAAGATAGAATTGATGTACAAGTTGAGCGTATAGAAGATGAAGAATGTGAGGACGCCAAGATAGGAGATATTCAACAAGCCGGAGAAGATTATAATGAGGCTATGGATAGAATTGTTGGTGTATTAATGCAAGCATTAAGTACAGAAGAAATGACAGAGGAGATGAGTGCAGAACTACAAGACGCAACTAACAACATGGAAACTGCTAAACAAACTATAACTGATTTATGTGGTGACCCTGAAACAAAAGCATTACAAACTGACCCTGATACTAAAATTCCACAAAATCTACAAGAACTGTTAGAGACACTTACAAAAGATGGAAAGGCTCCATGGCTATATATAGATGATGAAGGCAATTTATTATTAGATGGAGAAAGCGTACCCAAACTAAAAGTAGTAGAGTTGGAAGCACAAAAGATAAAAGCTGACTATGGTGAGTTCAAAGACCTTACTACTAAAAATTTTACGGCAGTTAATGCTAAAATAGATAATTTAAATGTTGGAGATTTAGATGCCATTAACGCCACTATAACAAACTTAAAAGCTACAGTGGCAGAAATACAAACCTTAATTGGTGGTCATCTTACTATGGATAATATACAATCCTTAAACCTTACTGCTAGTAAAGTTACTATAGCAGATGCACTTATAAAAGATGCCATGATAGATACTGTAAGTGCAAATAAAATCAATACTGGTACAATTAATACTAACAATGTAAATATTCAGAGTGATGATGGCTCTATGTTATTACAAGGTAATCTTCAACAATTTAAAGATAGCAAAGGTAATGTACGTATTCAAATAGGAAAAGATGCTAAAGGTAATTTTACTTTTGTATTATATGATGAAACTGGTAAAGGTCAACTTATTAATCAGAATGGTATTCAATCAAGTGATGCGATAAAAGATGGATTAATAGTTGATAGTAAAGTGGCAGACAATGCCAATATAAGTGGTAGTAAATTAGATATTAGTAGTGTTATCAGTAATATCAATAATAACACTAATACTATAAAAGCAAGCCATATAAAATTTGATGATACCGAACAAACATTGGACGTATCATTTAACCAACTAAAAAAGACAGTTGAAACTATAAAAGACGTAACTATAGGTGGAGATTTAAGTAGTGTTATTGAGCAAGTAACTACTAATACCACTAATATAGAAATAGCACAAGGTCAAATTAGTACCTTAATAAGTAATACAACTATCACAAAACAAGACGGAACTGTTGTGCAGTTAAAAGACGAGTATAACAGTACTAAAGACACTGTTGATAAGCACACAACTACAATAGGAAAATTAGAAACAAATGTAAATGATGTAACTAGTAAACAATCAAAATTAGAACAATCCTTAGATGGGTTTAAAATGACAGTAAGTGATACATATGCAACAAAAGACGGGTTGAACCAAATAAAGGAATCAATTCAAAATTTAGACGGGTATACTATAATACTTAGTAAAGAGTGTTTAGTAACTACTTGTGATTAATGGAGGTGTTTATATGGCAACAATAACTGTATCAAGTAACCCCAGTACAACAGGGGATACTTTGACTGTAAATTTTACAACAGATGCTACTAATATTTCGGACATCTTAATAAGTAAAGATGGAGGTAATAATTATATAAGTGCTACTTCATTTACCAACTCTAGTGCCGTTTTTAATATTAGTAACTGGGATAATGGAACATACAATAACTGCAAACTAAAATGTGTGTACACTGAAACTAGTAGTGGTGATAGTGAAATATCTACAGAGAGTGGAACATTTGGAGCATTATTATCAAGCGCATCTACGTGGTATGTAATAGGAGATAGTATTAGTGATACTAATTTATTACCACAGACGAAATATATGACTATTTTAGGAAATAAATTTAATAATTTGACAATCAATAACGTAGGTAAAGATGGATCACATTTTACTAACAAAACTACTGGTTATAGTACTTTCGCAACGCTTCTTGGGAAATTGCCAAGCAACGAACCAAATGTTATTACTATATTTGGTGGAGTTAACGACTATATACAAAGTTGCACAATAGGAGATATAAGTAGTACTGATACAAGTAATTTCTATGGAGCATTAAATAGCTTCGTATCTGCTTTAAATAGCAAGTATGCCAATGCTAAAAAGCTATTTATTATCCCACTTAATATGAGAGCAGGGGTATTTAGTACTAACAGCAATGGTACTAATAGTCTAGGTAATACGTTACAACAATATAGAGACGCTATTATAGCAGTATGTAAAACTAACAATATCGAATATATAGATTTACATGGAGATGCTGAGTTACAGCCTGATTTAATTAGTAGTGACGGATTGCACCCTACACAGGATGGGCATAAATTATTAGCATCTAAATTATCTAAATGTAAAATAACTTCAGGTTCTGTAACGCCTCCAGCACCTTCTGAAACATACACCGTAGCCGAATCAGGAAACTTCTCAACAGTGGGCAAATGTGAAGGAGTTCAAGTTGATTCGAGTGGTAATTTAGTAGCTTCCACACTTGGTCAATGGGGTATGGTAAAACTAGATAAGACAGTATCAAAACTTAAATTCACTGTTAGAGATAGCGTAGCTGATTATGGAGCATTATGTTGGTATATATATAACGATAATGGGGATGGCACTTATAATATGATAGCTTTAGGAAATACAAGCGGCGGTGAAAATGGTAAAAGATTCAAAATGACTATTCCGGGTACAGGTGCTACCCAAATTGATAAATTAGAAATAAATACAATTAATCCAGGGGAAACGTTAACTATTGAAATAAATGGTAATACACAAACTATATATAGACAAGACGGTAGTAAATTAGTTACATTGACTGGAAATATGAGTGGATGGTGTGGTCAATCTACTGCTTCATCCCCATTCTGTAGTAATATACAATACATCTCAGGAACAAGTACTACTGAAACATTAACTATAAGTAATATAGGAAACATAACACAAACTGAAAAAACGGAATTTTATATCCAATATACTACAAATATAGCAGTAATAAAACATGAAGTATCTTGGGACGGGGGAAGCACATTCTATGACAAAACAAGTGATGTAACTTCTAGTGGAACAACTTATAAATTTAAACATGATAATAAAGCTAGTGCTGGAACTTATCAAATGGCTATAAGAGTTACAACAGCCAAAGGTACAACTAAGACAAGTAATGTATTTACTGTTACATTAGAAGCTAAAACTAGTGATGACTCAATGACTTTCACACAAGGTAAAAAATTAGATAACGGAGTAGTCACTGATACAACTGATAATACATACTACACTACAGTTAATAAGATAGCAGTAACTGGTGGAAAAACATATACACTTAATATAAGTCCAGTAAATTATACTTGTATATGTTTCTATAATAGTAGTGATACTTATTTGGGTAATGATAGTGGTGGTTTTGTAGAAGCTAATACCTCTGACTGGTCAGTTGGAACATTATCAACTGCATTTACAGTTCCTTCAAGTGCATCTTATATTAGAATATGTGGTACAGGTACCAACGGACAAGTTACTGCGACAATAAAAGAAAGTAGCACTCCAACTCCTAATCCAAATCCTTCCGAATTATTAGACTCTACTGGAGCTTATGTAATAGATGACTTCTCAAGTAACACAATAGATTCAAATAAGTGGTCATATGAATTAGGTTATGTGAGAAATAATGAAACTCAAAAATATACAAATACAAATGCTGAAGTTAATGACGGCATATTAGCACTAAGAGGATTAAAAGCAAGTGATGGTTCATGGACATCTTCTTCAATTATTTCAAAAGGTCACTTTGCTTTCATGTATGGTAAGATAGTTGCTAGAGTTAGAGCATGTAACTACAATGGCGCATTTGGTGCGTTTTGGACTTTAGGAGATAGTTTTGAATTTGGATATAAAGAAAATGGTAACCCTGATACTTTAGGCGAATGGTGGGCATATTGTGGTGAGTTTGACGTTATGGAATTCTATAACGGTAAACTAACTTGTGGCGCGTTCTTTAATGAAAAAGAAGAAAGTGGACGTGTATGGTATAATGATTATCCAACTGGCGATTGGCATGAATTTGCAATGGAATGGAAAACTGATGGTACTTTAATATTCTCAATAGATGGTCATGAATTATCAAGAACAAGTGCTACTGATAATAGAGCATTCCATATACCACACTTCATTTTACTTAATCAAGCGATTGGTGCTAGTGGTGGTACTCCTGATAGTACTACTACTGAAATTACTCAATATGTAGATTGGGTAAAATATTATCCACTAAGTACTGATAATGTAGTACTTAATAGTAGCGACTTCTCACTAACTGCTATGGATGCCAATGATAGTTCACATAACTGTATGGTAAGACCAACATTCAATGATAACTGTATTAATAAATCATTGACATGGGAATCTAGTAATTCAAGTTTAGTTTGGGTTCATAGTGGATTATGTAGTACTTATGCAGACGCTAATGGTGAAGTAACAATAACTGCCACTTCTCACTCAGGTGTATCAAAACAAATTACATTAACGGTATCCAATGGTACATTAAGAGAAAAAAGTTCAGGCGGTTCAACTACGCCAGAACCAGCTCCTGGTACTATTAGTAATATGACATTTGGAAAAAAAGTTGATACTAGCACGCATAAAATAGTTGATAGTAGCAGCGATTGGGCAACAATTAATCCAGTAACAGTTGAGAAAGGTGGATACTATACATTACAAATGGATGCTACTTGGGTATGGTGTTATGCTTATGATGACAATGATAATTTTGTTAAAGAACTATTTACTAGTACAGGTGACTATAACACTAAATATTCATTTACTGCAACAACAACTAAAATAAGATATGGATGTTATGACCCACGTAAGTATTTATCATATTGTAATTTAACTAAAACAAGCTAGGAGGTGATTGCTTATGAGTGAAATATATAGTAATTCATTTACGACAAAAGTTAGTAGACCGGCTACAAGCGCTACTATATACAGTAATATATTCACTGCAACAGTAAATAAAGTAGTTGTAGAAGAAACAAATAAAAATACACAAATTAATATATACAATGGAACTACTCAACTAGTTGCAGTTAACACAACACCGACTGTGGGACAATATAAAGTAACTATAACCGACACTATTAACTGCACTGCAAAACTAGAGAGTGATTATAAAACTGTCACTCTTCTTACAGTAACAGGCAATGCAGGGGAAATACACGTCACTATTAATATAGAAGGAAAATCAACTGTCAATAAAACTATACCAGTTGCAGCAATCACTAAAAGTTCTGTAATTAAAGCTCATGAAACACAGTATCAACAATTATCTGATAGATTTTCTTGGATGGTTAGAGGTAATAGTGCAAGTTCGATGACCTTAACAGACGAAATGTTAGCGATTATAACTAAGCAAGTAAAAGTAAATGGAGATATGATAGTTGACGGTGCTATAGACGGTAAAACTATTACCGGTGCAACTATAATAGGTAGTACCTTTAGGAACCAAAGTAATACATTTAGCGTTGATAGCGAAGGAAATATTGTTGGTGCTCAAATACAAGGTAGTGAAGTTATAGGGGATAGTTTTTCCGTTGAAGGTGAGCTTACTGCCGACACAATAACTGCAAATAAAATAAATAGTGCTCAATACCCAAGTACCTTGGACGATGATATACAAATAGAAATTAGTAGTAGTGGCGATGATAATAGTGAATTATATGATGGGGCAGTATTTGCTACAGTAGCAGGTACAATAGATGCTCTACCTAAATTCCTTAATGGTAAAACTGTAAATATATGGATACGAGAAGATATATATGAAAATATAGATTTCCAATTTTTCACTAGTGGTGTAATAAATTTATACTTAGATGGCAATACAGTGTATGGTTATGTAAGAAATTATATGAGTTCTACCAAAGTCCGTGTATATGGTGGCTGGCCAGGTACTGAGGAAGGTCATGTAGGAACAATACATCCAAGTACAGGTTGTGCAGTTGCCAGTAGAACTGGTAGTTTAATTGGACAGGAAAGTTCTCCAGTTAATGCGTATAGTGTAAAAATATATGGTAGTGATTATAAAGCTAGTAACGGAAATTCTGCCACTGTTGGTATTGTAGGTGACTCATATTCTACCGGATATTATAAAAATGTACAGTTTGTTAACTGTGATGTAGGTTTTAGAGGAAGTGGTGGAGGAAGAATACATGATGCAGCTTCAAGTGGTGTATGTAGTCAATACGCATACCAAGCTACAAGCGGTGCAGTAATAACAATAGCTAATGCAGCACACTGCGGAGGTACTACTGCAAATATTGCTGAAACACTTCCAGCACAAATAATAGCACACGCTAAAGCTACATATGCAGGAGGTAACCAAACTACAGACGACACCCCAGCTCCTACACCAACAACTAAAAAAGTAATTACTATAAAATCTATCAGTGGTGATACTTATAGAAGTTCAGTATATAACAACTGGAAAAAAGATAATACTTGTAGACAGGGTGACTATGGTTATGGTGATTGCAATGGATGTTGGTTCTTTGGTACACAATTCAACCAATTTAAAGGTAAATCTATTAGTAAAATTGAACTTACTATTAAAAGAATTTCAGGTGGTTCTTATAGTGGAGTAGCATTACAAGTAAAAACTCATAACTACGCAAGTAGACCAAGTGGAAAACCTTCATACGGTTCTAGTTGTGGCAGTGTTAGCATTGCAGTTGGTGATAGTGGAAAATTAACTATTACTAACAGTACTATATTAAACGCAATATCAAACGGAACTGTAAAAGGATTTGGTATTCAGTCAGCATATAACTCAGGTAGTTATGCAGTATGTAGTGGTAGTGTAACAATGAAAGTTACTTATACAGAATAAAATTTAAAGGACTAGTTTAATCTAGTCCTTTTTTAACTAATATACAATATGAAACATGATATATAGGAGGTAATGCAATGGATGCTTTAAATTTATTAAATGCGATTTACAAAAGAGAATTGGCAGATGCCATTGAAAAGAAGGTGATGACTGAGGCTCAATGTGAGATTTATAAACAACAGGTGGAACAACTTAAAAAGCAATTGGAGGAGCTACAGAGTCCACCTAAAAAGTAGGTGAATGTATGAGTGATGAAAAAGTGCAAGAACTATTGTTAAAATTAATTGAAGATGTAGCAACAATTAATGCAAAACTAGACAGTATTAATGAGCAAAGATTAGCAAATAGAATGGACTTACTTGAAGCTCAGACCCGAGAGCAAGAGCGAGTAATAAAAGGTTTAGAAAATAGAAACAATAAACTGGAAGAATATGTAAGGAATACTTTAGTAGAAAAAGACAAAACAAATAAGACACTATGGACTTCCATAGGACTTGCTATGTTTAGTGTTGTGCTAACAGTAATAACTACTATTATATTTTAGGAGGTGTTAATATGAAAGATTTTTTATTAAATCATCCAAAACTTAAAAATCCATATTTTTACTTGTCAGTAGTGGCACTTATATTCAGTGCTAGTGGTGTTGATTTTAATCAACTAACTAGTTGGCCACTATTTATAGATGCACTTAAAGGTATTATAAATAACCCAGTGGCAATAGTGGCAATAATAACTGCTTTTCTAGGTATATGGAACGATAACTCAACAAAAGGATTAGACGGAATAAAACATAAATAATGAAAGGAGGGAAAAACTACAATGATTTATAAGAAATGTATTATGACAATCAATAAAAATAATGCCACACTTGATGAAGATATATATTTATTTAGACTGGATAAAAATATTGAGTTGCATTTTACAATTGTAAATAACAAATATAAATTTGAAAAAAGTGACTTAAATAATATTATAGCACAAACTAATGCAGCCTATTTCCAAATAAGATTATACAGAAGTGATGAAATAAAATATACTTTTGCAATACAACCTACACAAGATGGTGTGGCAATACTTACAATAACAGACGACCTTATAAATGACCCTATAGAAGTAGGTGAATATGATTTCCAAATATCATTATTAGATGCCGACAAAACAAGTATGATTTCCATGCCTATTGTAACTAAGCAATTACATGTGTGCGAGCCGCTTGTAGATAACCAGGCAATTATGGGTAGAGCAGTACTAGGGTTGAGTAGTTTAGCGAGTGGTGAAATAAAAAATGCTTTTGATAGTGAAGGTAATTATATTAGAGAAATCCATAATGATGGCGATATATTATCTGCGCAATTAATAAATAAATTTGAGGAAGCACTAGACAGTAATACCAAAGCTATAAAAAATAGCAAAGACACTAATTCGCCCCACACTATTTCTAGTAAAGTATTAGTTACTGTACCTGCTAGTAATATAAAACTAGAGGATGAAATTACTATAAATAATGTTTCTATTAATAAAGATAGAAGATATTATATAGAATTTTTAGGTAGTAAAAAATTATGTAATGTAATAATGATTCCACAAAGTGGTAATTCGATTATGTGTAATATAGATAATTATTTTATTCAATTACTTATTGACCCAGAGAAGGGGACAGGATTATTTGTTAATACAATGAGCCCAGATGATACTACTCCTACTTTTACTGATTTAATTATATATGAAGAAGAAATAAAATATTTAGATAGTAAATATTTAGAAACTGATTTAACATTACAAAATAGTATTAGTTTAGGAAGAGTGGGAAATATAGGAGCAGCAAGTAGTGCTATAGGAGCTCAAGTAACAGCAACAGGTAATGGTTCCCATGCTGAAGGTAGTAATACAACTGCTTCAGGTGATTCTTCACATGCAGAAGGATGGTCTTCAAAGGCTTCAGGTGATTATGGTTCACATGCAGAAGGTAATAATACAACAGCTTCAGGTAATTATGGTTCACATGCAGAAGGTAATAATACAACAGCTTCAGGTAATTATGGTTCACATGCAGAAGGTAATAATACAAC